GGAGCGATCGCGAACGTCTTGCCCTGCTGCAGCTCGCCCAGCTGACGGTTGACCTCGGAGAGGCGCGCGGCCGTCTTGAGCTCGGCGATCTTGGCGTCCTTCTCCTGCATCTCCGCGAACATCTTCGCGAAGGCCGGCGAGCCCTCGATCAGAGCCTTCAGCTGCGGGTCCTTGGTCGGATCCGGCGTCGGGTCCTTCAGCTGCTTGACCTCGGCCTCGAGAGCCGTCTTCTCGTCGGTCAGCTTCTTGACCTCGTCCGTGTGCTCAGTCAGCTTCTTGAGGACGTCGTCCTCGGTTGCGGCCTCGGCGAGCCCCAGGGACTCCCTCAGCTTCTTCAGATCCACATCAACCTCCGGTGTGGGTGGTGTTGGGGGAGTTCCCGTGAGCTCCGAAAGGTTCACGGGGAAGAGGTTCTTCATCCACGGGCGGTTGGTCAGGCCACCGCCGTTCAGGACGTTCTCGTGCTTGGTGCCCTGCGGGTCCGTCCACTCGTCGGAGAAGTCCGCGGAGAAGTAGCGGTACTTCTTCTCCTTGATCTCGTTCTTCGCCGTATCTGTGAAGTCGACCTTGATGTGAAGTCCGCTCTGATCGACCTTGGCGTCCTTGACCCATCCCGCAGCCTGGTTGCCCTTGGCTGGATCGGTCTTGTGGTCGTAGTCGATGTCGGGGTCGATACCACGCGTGTGCTGAGTCACGCTGTTCGCCAACGCGGTGAGCTTCGCTGTATCGAAGTTCAGCTCACCGTGAAGCGGATGCTGGTACGTCCCGAACGGCAGAGCGTGGACCCATGTACCGTCGTCACTCAGGGTCAGCTTGCTGGTGTCAACCCACCAACCATACTCGGCCATCGCTTGTGGTACCTCCCTCTGATGCTAGTATCACGTAGTCAGTCTAGTAAAGCAACAATTCACTATATCTCAGTTACCCTCCCGAGCTGTCGCGACCTGCGTTTGCCCGCGGAGGAGCTACCGGAGGCTTGGTGTTCTGACGTGGCGGGCCAACCTTGGGCGGCTTGGGCTTCTGCGGCTTGTTAGCGTCGGTCGCGCCTGGCTGCCCAGGCGGGGCTGCCTGTCCCGGTGGGGTCGGCTGCCCAGGAAGTTGCGGTGTCGGCGGCTTGCGCAGAGTAGCCATGTCCATCGGCGGCAAGTCGGTCTCCTGCCGAAGCTGAGCCTCCAGCTTGTCGTCAGGAGTGATCAGGCCCGCACCAACGAAGTTACGAACTGCAAAGCTCAACGTGCGAAGATCGTCCCACTCACCAATACGACGTGCCTTCAGCTGTGGGTACTTGCCCTGTCTGAAGTTTAGGTCGACAAGCTGAGGGATGACGAACTTGTTGATGATGCTTGCCACCGAATCAGCCATGTACCGCACTGACTTGTAGAACACGTCGACGATCTGGTCGCGCGTTCGTGGATCCGTCATGAACGGAGCGAGGATGTTCAGCTGCAGCTGCTGGTCGTGGTGCTCGATCGACTTGATCACGTCGACAGGATTGCCTCCGAGGACCGCGAACAAGATCTCCCAGTTCGGAGGGAGGATGATGTGCGCTCGGTCGTTCGTACGAAGGTTACGACCCATGTCCTCCGCGAGCTGCTTGTCTGCTGTCGTGAAGCCTGGAGGAAGCTTGATCACAGGAACGCCGATGCCGTGACGTTCCTTCTGGATCGCGTCGATCTTGTACAACGTGTCCTTGTAGTACCAGTGCTTGTACGCCGACCTGAGGATGCTCGTACCGCTGAGGTCGCCTGCTTCAGCCTCGAAGCTGAAGATCACCAGCTTGTTGATCGGGATGAACTGCCCGATTCTGGGAAGTGCTCCGTAGCCTGACAACGAGTCCTGAGCCGTTGTGGAATCGTAGATCGCTATGTTACCGTACGGCACGTACGGCTCCATCACGATTCCAGCCGGACCACCATTCGGATCGTAGATCCACTCCTGGATGTCGAGAGGGTGTCGCGGTGCTAGCTTCCGCAACATGGCCTTACCGCTCTTCGGGTCGATCATGTAGACCTTCTCGAAGACCATGTAGCCGTAGTCGAACATCAGGAGGATGTCGCCAAGCAGCTGGTTCCAGTCGACATTCAGCCGGTTGAACAGGTTGTCCTCGACAAACTTGGCGATGTTGGTATCGACCGCGCTCTCCGAAGCTGGAACCATGAACCAGTGAGCCGACTGGATAGGCGTCTTCACGAGGCGCAAGGTGCCTCGGACCGCTCCGTCGTTGCGCTTCATGTCGTAGTACTGACGGATGCCGATCTTGTCGCGGAGCTTCGGGTTCAACTCCTGTCGCGTCCACGCCGTCCACGGGCTCAGCGACGTGTAACCAAACTCCTGAATCGCCGTCCCGATGTCGATGTTCGGCAGGTTAGACAGCTGCACCGAACCGTGTTGCTTCTCAGCGACAATGATGTACGCGTCAGGTCCCGGCTGGGCGCCAACGAGCTCGTACTCTCGCAGTGCTTCCTCAAGGCGAATGCTGCGCCACTCGCTCAAGCCTTCAGTGCCCGTGTCCAGCGGGGCCATGTCTTCTACCTCCCACAGGGCGGCTTTGAATAAGTTGCGCCTAAAAAGTTTAGTTAAATGTTCACGTACCGCCTAAACCTAAATCGCAAGATCCGTGAAGGCAGATTGTGAAGATTAACGTGTAACTATGCTCAGGTCTGACGAGGAGAAGTACGAATCGTTGCTGCCGAACGCATTGGCTGCTGCGCTCTGCAGCTCGTCTGCAGTGTAAATCTCGCTCAGCTTGTGACCTGCGCCAAGCTTGAAGAGCATCATGAACGCGTAGCGGATCGCGTCGAGGGCGTGGTCGTCGTACTTCTGAGCATCTTCCCGTACATTGCGAAGAACACGTCCCGCTGCTGAAGGGGCACGGTAGTTGTTGAACTCCCGGATCGTGTTACGGCAGCTTGGATCGATGTAGAGCCACGGCTGCTCGATAGGAGTACCGTACTCGTCTGAGACACCCGTTTGCCGAAGCTGAAGGTACGACTTAACCAGCTCGACGCCTTCGCGCCATCCACTTTGTGCACTGTGCCGCCCCATGGATTGATCTGTAATCTTCGCCGTGCCAGACTTGGATCGTGGGTCTGCATAGCACGGCGCAAGCTTGGTAGAGACCGTCAGCACTGATTCAGGCGAAGCTGCGTCGCCGAATGCGAGGTCAATCTTGTAACCGTCTGGCTGTGGGCGATTCTTGAGGATGGCGATGTGCTCCTCAAGCATCTTGCCACCCTCGTAGTGCTCTCGCCAAACGTACACCTGCCCCCAGGGGCTGATCTGGAACTCGATGCACGCCAAGGGGTTCGTGAAGCCCCAGTCAAATGCCATGTAATTCGGCCAGTCTGGGCGGTACTTGTGCTGCTTGACGTGGATTACTTCCTGAAACTCGTCGTAGATCTTGCCTATGAAGGCGTTAAAGAGAGCTGCAATCTCCTGATCGAAGAACGCCGGGAGGACCGTTGCCTTGATGAGCGCGATCTCAGGATCATCCTTGCCAAGAGGATAGACGTATGGGTTATCCCAGCTAGGAAACTGCCAAGAAGCGTAGTCTCGATACACCTCGTCGGGCGACTGGCCCCATGCCCAGAGGTTGTATAGCCAGTTGAAACCCTCCGGTGTAGTAGGAAATGTCGCCCACCCTCGCTCATCAGCGAGGGCAGGTCGAATAAAACGCTCCCACGTGTCAGCACGGTGCTTTGCCGCCTCTGACATGATTGCCCCGTTGAGCTTCTCACCAACCAGGTTCTCTGGGTGGTCCGCACTTCGACACTCAACACGAGTTTGCCAGGGGAATTCAATGAACATCTCCCCGCTACGACGGGAATACGCCTTCTTGACGCGCTTGTCTCTGCCCAGCTTCTGCCCGATGATCAAGTCGTCCCAGATGACCCGGAACTCCTTCTCGGAGAGGTCGTAGGTAGGTCCGACGATCCAGAAGCGCTTCTTCGGCAGGAAGAGTTCGGAACCGAGGTCCCGTGCCGCCATGTGGCTCTTTCCGAACCGACGACCGCAGCACGGGACCCGGAAACGCTTTCCCGAAGCATGGAACAATGCCTGCTTCGGGTGCGGCTTGTACCCGACCAGGTCAAAGTAGTTCTGCTTCGACAGCGTCATCAGGCCGGCGGCTCAGCTGGAGGGGTGTCACCCTTTGGCGCGAACGGTCCCGTGTTCGGGATGGAGAACGTGAGGCCGGCCGCAGCCAGGCTCGTGACGATCAGCGTCTGCCACTCACCAGCCGTCATGCCATCGACACGGAACACGAAGAACAGCGGAACTGCCGTGCCCAGGAAGGCCATCATGGCCTTCAGGTGCCCGTTGATAAAATCTACGATCCCCTTCACGTTGCAACACCCTCCCACTATATAGAAGGAATGCAGTTAGCACCATTGCTACTGCGGTATGTACTTGACGACCGCCAGGTTCTCGTTCGGGTCGTCTCGCCGGTCAATGTTCGTGTAGATCTCAGTCGAGGGTGAGGAAAACCGTCCGACTCGGCACGTGATCAGGTTGCCAGCGCCGAGCGCGGTGATACGGGCAGTGCGTACTTTCTGGTACGCTGCATTGCCACCTACAGTCTTGGCCACAAAGACCAGGACGTGCCGGCCGATCTTTGGCTTCCACGTGCTCATCTGAGCTCCTCAACTGCTAGTACGCCTGGCTTCCAGACGAGCTCGGAGTACCCTTGCCGCCTGTGGAGCTCTTGATCGTGCCGCCGGCGATGCGCTGCCGCTTGCTGTTCACGGCGCTACGTGCCCGCTTCGTGCCGCCGCCACTGGCGCCGCTCGCGCCATCGGCCTGCATGTTGCTCTTGGTACCCTTGTTGCCGCTTGTCTTCTTGATCGGCGTCGCAGCCGACCGCTTCTTCCCTGGCATCGTCACCTTCTTCAAGTTCGGGTTGGCCTTCTTCGCTGCTGGTGATGCGCTACGGCTCGCAGCCGCAACCATTGCCTGCCCCTGCTTGAGAGGCACTCCCGCCTTCTTGGCGGCAGAGGCTGCAGCTGCTGCAAACCCCATGCCCTTTGCCACTCTCTTGCCTCCAGACATTATCCGGTCGGTGTGTACGCCACCGGATCCGGTTGGGTTGTAGACGCCCATCGCTACTCTACTCCCCTGCAGATGCTCGTATTGCCTTGAGCTCTTCCGTCTTGCGGTTCCGCCTCGTCCTAATGGGTGGCGGTGTCTCCTTACGCGGTGTCCTTGCTACTGCAGCCTCAACGCGCTGCTGCCTCGGCGTAACCGCCGGCTCCTCTTCAAACCGCTGAGCACGTGATCTGCCCATGGTGCTTTTCACCCTCACTGGTTTAACGGGTCAACGGTTAAAGTACACGTTCGTCTGGCCGTGTGCTGCTGTAGCCGGCTTGATCGGCCCGCCCGCGTCGAAGGTACCCCTCGGCCCACCAAGGATGTGTGGATCGTACACACCGATGCGGTTGTCTGCAGTCGGCAAAGCGCCTGCTGGGGTAGCCGCCCCCGTGTCGTCGAACGACACAGCTGCGACTGCGGAGTACCCGATGAACAGCTCGGAGCCACCGACCCTGCCGTAAATGCCGTAGCGAATGCCAGCCTCACCAGGCAGCGTGATCGTGCACTTGTTGGTAGTGCCCGCCGCAACCACTGTGGTACCAGCTGCCGAGGCCGCCGTCTCCGCCCCGTTCTGCACGCGGGTGATCTTGTAGCTGTACGTCGCCGCAGTCAGCGTACCACCCGCCCCCGAGTTCGCCACCGCAGGCGCGCTCGGAGTGCCACCCGGTATGTCACCCTGCCGCTTCAGCACGATGACCGCACGCGTGTTCCCTGACACATCTCGTAGAATCACCGACCGCTGTATCTTCGGTGGTATCCTATTCGGCATTTCTGCTCCTTGTCAACCGGGTGCTTGTCTCAGGCTCCCACAGGGCCGTAGTCGTCAGCGTGCGACCGGGTCGTTCTCGGCGAGCTTGGAGACGAGCGCCATGAGGAGGTCCTCACCAGCACCGCCACTGCTCCAGCTTCCACCGACAACGCCGTCGATGATGTACTGAGCAGCCTTCAGCCGAATGCTCTCGTTCGCAGCGTGTGTAGAAAGGAACGCCAGACTCTGTGCCGCCATGGGAGCAGCGTCCGTCAGGATCTCCCGCGCAAGCTCCATGTTGGTGCGGTCCGGCTTGAGCACTCGCTCCTGCTGCAAGTTGGCGATCGCCTCGTCTGGGATCCAGGAGAACTGGTCGTCAAATTCGCTAGCCATCAGGCCTCCTCAGTACCTATGCTCTTATGATCAAGCATGCAAGAGTGAAGGGCAACAATTCACTATATCTCAGTAACAATTCTCCTGAATTAAGTCGTATTAGCTCATATACCTTCGTATGAGACTAAATTCACGCTAGCTTAGGCTTAGAGAAACGTCTAACCTACCGTCTAACGCGCTTAGACTGTTATTAGACTCGATGAATGTGCTATCTACGCCGCTTTAGGTACAGAATCGTCTAACAAACGTCTAATTGAAAAACCACTGCTTACCCTTGAACACTGGCACTTTGAATTTTGCCTGCTTGCCATTCCAACGCCCGGGCAGGTAAAAGATCTTGAATCTATGATATAATATAGTTATCAGCCAGTTACAGTACACGGCTGATGCAGCGTCCATCAGCTACACGCGCGGACGTTCGTCCAACGGTAAACGATCCACGGGCTACGGCCCGACGGATGCTGTATCGGGGAGACGGGAAGGTGTAGCTACGGGTTCTTGATAACTAAACAGTGAGAGTGTTACGTCGACGGGTGGCGTTGTGAGCCCCGGAGGTAAGGGTAGGTAGACATAATCCGAACCTTACAGAAGGAGACCACAATGTCCGCTAAGATCAACATCGACGACGAGACCAAGGCCGCTTACCTCGAGCTCCTCGAGGGAGTGCTTACCGAGGACACGTACACCATTTACGGGCTTGCCAAGGTTGTTAACCTTGTGCTGGCAGCGAACGGAGCCGCTGCGATCCGCCCGCAGATGATGTACAACTACGCCCGCAACGGCTTGATCGTGAAGGGTGTGAAGATCTTCGGTGAGAACCTCCGGGACCTGACAAAGTCCGAGGTTGCCGAGTTCGTTATCCGGTACATCACGCGTGCAGGGTACGTCGTCAAGATCAGCGCGCCTGCAGCACAGGACGTCATTCCTGGGCTGGAGGACCTAACCGCCTAATTCACCAGTGAGGAGGTAGTACTGAGTTAGACTTACCTCCGGGGTTCACAAGGCCACCTGTCGAACACGATGTGATCGTCTTACATCGCCGGTGCCCGTAACGTCAACCGAAAGGAGCGAGGTTATGGACGCTAAGTGGACGAGGTACCTCGACGAGCAAGACTTGTGGAGGTTGCACAGTGAGACGTGCAACGATTGCACGGATCACCGAGACGAGGACGACATCTGGAGGATCGAGTTGACCGCGACGTGCCCAGTAGGGTGGGAAGCGATCGGTAAGATCCGCCAGATCGAGATCGAGTTGGGAATCGTACCTACTAACCGGTAAGTAACCCCCACGGGTACCGGCGGTGCAAGATGATCACATCGACAGATCCGAGTCGTGCTAAGACCGGCTGGGCCAACCTGAAAGGAGACGGATATGAATGGTTGGCGCGAGGTTAACCCACAAGACGAAGACCTGAATGAGGCCAGAAAGGCAATCCGGGACCTGATGCGTCACGTGCCTACGTGCGGCACCTGCCAAGCGTGGTCACAATATGACGCCGCGGTGTACACCCTGGCGTGCCTCGAAGGTTGGACGTTGTACCACATCGTGATCAACGGACAGTCCCCAGTCAAGTTCTAGTAGCGTAGGCTAACATCCAAGCCCAGCCGGTCCTAGGGTGACTCGGATCACCCCCGATGAAAGGAGGGTCCCATGGCTAGGGAGATCTACCAGGTTCACCCGTTCACGGTGCGCCCACTGCTACGGCGTCACGCGAAGCGTGATGTCCAGTTCCAGATGGAACGCCTTGAGCGAGAGGGCCAGATCGAGCCGGTGTGCGTCAAGCCACCGGTGATGGGCCAGTACGAGATGGATGTAGACCATCCTGACTACTTCTACTGGTCCCCCGAGATCGTGGAGGCCGCGGTACGGCTAGGTTGGGAGACCATCCTGGTGACGTACTAAAAGAGAGCCCCCGGTGAAAGCCGGGGGCTTTTCTTTTGCCCCCAAAGGGGTCCAAAATTCGGCGCAAACCTCGCTCCACGCCCCGCTCGGGCCATCGGATCTAAGGTGAAACGTCTTTATCCCCAAAGGGGGCCAAAAATAGGGCGGCGGGTCGCTCCACTCGGGCCTGGGCCATCGGGGCAGGGAGCGGTACGGCGGCGAAGGGGGTCCAGCGCCCGGGTCTGGCCCCAAGGGGGCCATTTTTAGGGCGGCACCTGCCTACACGGGGGCCACGGGGCATCGGAGCCTAAATCCCACATGCCCATAGGGGTCAGATTGCGGGCCGCAGGGAGCGGGATTTAGGCTCAAAAGTACCGGCGAAGGGGCGGGTATCTACCTCCCTATCTATCTCCCGGGAGATAGATATCCCCACCCTCCTTATAAAGCCTAAGTGTTACTGTGTATAGGCGACCACCTCCTCTCTCCTCTCACTATATCCTTGTTAATAAACCTATTAGTATTTGGTTATAGATAAAACCAGGGGAGATAGATAGGGAGATATCAACGGGTCGTTTCAAAAGCACGGAACCGAGCGACCGGTTTAGACCGATAGATCCTAGAAAATCGACCCCTTGTGTTCCAAAGGGGACGTAGTATATAATAGAAATAGAGACCTTAGATCCCGGGAGGAAGATATGGGAGACTACGTGTTCCCACTGGTTAGCGATGACGACATTGCCCGAGCGGTAGACAGTGGGCCAAGAAGGCCGCTATCTACCTCCCTACCGGTAACGCTACCGGGAGTAAGTAACGAGCCTTCCCTCCCTATCTCCCTATCTACCGGTAGGGAGGGAGGTAATGCCAAAACGTCCAACTCGACGGCCCCAAGTATCGGCACAACGACGTCGAAGTATCCCTGGGCTGAATGGCTAGACGGGAAGGCGCACGTAATTGTGCGGGGAACCCACTACTCGGTACCAACTCGGAACATGGTAGTGCAGCTCCATAACAGGGGGCTGGCGCAGGTTGAGACCATGTACGTGTATACCGAAACGCTCGAGGGTACGGCTGGCATTTACTTCCAGTTCTACAAGACCAAGGAGGAGCGGGACGAACGTAGGGTGCAGACCAAGAACGAAGAGCGCCTTGCTCGAGAGCGGTATGCCAACGTACGAGCCGAGGACGGCAGGGTGGATGGCTAAGTATGATTGGGACCACTTGTGTTGTGGCGAGACCTTTACCCTGTATACCGGATTTGCAGACGATCCCAGTACGTACTTGGACTGTCACCCTAGAATGTTTGCCACCATACTAGGTCGGATGGCGAGACGAAGAGGGAAGGAGGTCGAACTTGAATTCCTGGGTACGGGAGACAGCGTAACAGGAATCAGGTTCCGGTGTGTATAAAAGTGCCCCCAAAGAGCCCCCCAGATTCGCTCCTTTTCCACCACATATGGGGCTGGGATATAATTATTGTATCACCAACAAGGTGAGGCGATAACTACAGAGAGGCGAGTCGGTGGCTAAGAGAGTGGTTAGTCTCGAAGAGATCGAACACCAGATCGAACAGAGGCTAGGTCTCAGTTACACTGAGGCGATTCGTATGACGAGTATGATGCGACCCTCGTACATGCGAACCAAGCTCGGTAAGCGTCCGGTGGGGAAGAACATTGATGCGGTACTCAAGCGTTCTCCCGGGTCTAGTACACACAGTGGATTAGACTTCGTCAAGGCAGTATATGCCGAGCGCACTGGTCAGGAGCCGCTGTACTAGAGGCGAGGGGGAGCGAAAGCTCCCCTTCACCGCCTTTGTAGGTTGCGCACACCTTACAACTTCACACTCTACCTTCGGATCGCGGGGGTTCGACAAGTAGAGAGGAGCCAGTAATGGCCGCTAAGTTCCACCCACGGGCGATGGCGCAGTTGATCGCGACCATCGTTACGAACCCAGAAGCTCCGGATTACGAAGCGCAGGTCGAGAGGCGGATCGAGCAAGTAACGGAGTTGGCAGTGGAGTACTACAAGGTGTACCCGATCGAACACAACTGGACCGTGGAGCGAAAGGGTCACACACGGAACAGCCTCAACAACCGCGCACTACTGTCGAGAGCCAACCTCAGGTAGTGACGCCGCCCCGCAAGGTTTCATCGCCCTGTGGGGTTCTGAAAGTAGCAGGTGCGCTGAACGGGGCTCTTGAAAGAGCCCGTGTGTCAAGACTCTTGCAGACCCCATATGGTGCTGGGGTATAATTGAAGTAGAAGCAGGAAGTACTCACAACTACAGAGAGGATCGAACCCATGAGGATCGAACTTCGAGACGAGGTCGACGTTCACACGATCTGGTTCGCACTCGAGAAGTACTCAGAGGTGCTACTCAAGGATCGTGAGTCGAAGTACAACGGGGATCCGCGGTACGGCGACGAGGACGAAGAGTTTCTGACGGGAGAGATCGAACAGTGTGGAAACGTGCTCAATCAGCTACGGGAGCAGGGATTCGCACCGTTCAAGGGTGAGTGACTCACGGAGCCGCCTAGTAGTCGTAGGTATCCTTCAATGGAACGGCTCCACGAAAGGAGGCTGACATGATTGTCATCCGAAAGTACGAGGTGTCCATCGAGGAGTCGGTGCTCAAGGCTATCGCCGAGGGTACGGTCCCGAACACCACTTCGATCGATCTGTACGACGCCTGCACGAGGCTGATCGATCTGGGTAACGCCAGTCGACCGCTCTACCTGGTGCAGTTCGACGGCGTCAAGGACCCGCGGTCCACAGCCATCGGCTGGGACTACGAGTACGTAGAAGGCGTCGACGAGATGTTGTACGGGCCGATCACGTGGAAGGGTGAGGAGACCGACATCGACCTCGAGAAGTAGGCCTCGTACGGGGCGGCCAGGATATTGCTGGTAGGGTTCAATCCCACCGCTCCACGAAAGGAGGCGAGTCATGATAGACTTGTCGAAGTACTCGGAGCCAGGCGAGTGTGGATACTGTGAGAAGCCGGCCGTACTCAACGCGGTAGCTCTCCAGGTATGCCAGGACGAGCACGGTGAGGAGCATACCTTCACCGAGGCCGTCTGCGAGGAGTGTCGTGGCGAGCTCGAACGCGATACGGGCCTCGGCGGCATGTTCATCCTGCACTGGTGACGAGAGGGTCCGCCGGGTTGTTGACGGTATCCTTCGATGGAACGGGCCCGCAAAAGAGCCCCAAAGAGCACCCGGTTCAAGACTCTTGTAGTCGAAGAGGGTGCTCGAGTATAATTAGTAGTAGAGAGGAGGTCAACGATGAAGATCGTGACCATGTGCATAGCGCACGGAGTAGCACTCGAGGGCGAGCCGATGCTGGTTCGTCCGCCAGCCGCGGTGGAACTGAAGGACAACGACGCGAGTTCCTGGGAGGTAGACACTTCCGAGCAGGTGTGTCCGACAGCCGCCAACAACGGACTGTACTGGTGCAACGCAACGTGGGCTGTGTGCGTCGTTCAGTAGAACGACCGCCTGTAGTGGTGTCAGAGCCACTACAGGTACGGAAGGAGGTACACCATGATCGACGTGGTGGTTGTAGTCTCTGTTCCTGCAACAGAGAAGCTCGAGCCGGGTTCGGGAGCGCTCCTCAGTCGCGACCGGATGGTGGAGGACGAACCTGCCTACACTCAGGTGTTCCGGTTCGAGTTCGAGGACGATCGGGCGCTGCAAGCTTCGTTGGCGTGGCTGGGCAACCAGGCAGTCAGCGGAGGGCCGATGATCAACACCGCGTGAAGCCCCGCAAGCTTCTCGTGTCAGGCCACGAGGGGTGCAAGCTCGAGTACACAAACACCTCAATAGAGACCGGAGCGCGCTGCTACTGGTGCCCATTCCACAACGAGTGGGTCTTCGTGTTTCCGGTCGCTAAGGTGTATCACTACTACGACGGGACAGTAACAGTGTTCCAAATGCCTGGGTAGTGAGGCCTCGAAGGCCGTCGAAAGCCTTCGAGGCGCTTGACCGTTGAAGGAACGAACATCTTAGGGCCCCCTAAGAAGAAACGGTCAGTAAGGAGGGTCTCGTGAGGCGTACTCTTGTCTTTGCGTGGAGTGGGCCAAAGGAGTGCGAGGAGACCAGGAAGTTGCTAGAGGAGGTAGAACGTGAAGAGGGTACGAGTGGTGGCTCAGTGCGCGCAACACCCCGACTCCGTAGTGTACCTACGAGACGGAGCGATGACACTGATCGGGGAGGACAACACGTGGACTCACGAAGGTAGCCAGATGGCTGTCATGGTCGAGTTCGATGCTGGCTTCCTCGAGTGTTCCGAGAACTACGCCGACCACGAGCTCTCGTTCCACGTCTCTGAACTCCGACAGTAACCTGCTGAGTCGTTGACAGGCGCAAGTCTGTCAGCGGCTCTGTGGGTTGCTAAGAGTAGGCGACCCTCAGGCAAGGAGGGTACCATGTCGAATGAGTTCTACCTGACTGCACCGTGCGTCGGTAAGCGTAGCTGCGGTGCGCGGGTCGGGGAGAAGTGCGTCGACAAGCGTGGAAACGTTCTGCCGCCGTCGCAGTCACACAAGGCGCGGAAGGACGAGTACGAGCACCGCCAGGCCGCCGAGAGCGCAACGGCAACGTTGCAGTCGCTCGAGCCGGTCGTCGACGAGGAGAGGGCTCGCAAGGTCTTCTACGAGGAGCGGCGACAGGGGAAGATCGCGAACGTTCTCTTCGCGATCCGATTCGGCCGGGAGGTCATGCACATGCCTCAGGCGCAGCTCGACCAGCGACTGGCCGAGATGATGGTCGACGGTGGCTACGACAGGGCCCTCGACCGCCTGCAGCCAGAGTAGTACAGAGGGTTGGTCGGCATAGGCCGTACGCAGCAAAGCAGCCAACCCGCGAAAGGAGGTACGAGATGTCACTCGCACCTGGAAAGGGAGCACACCTGGTGCTCAACGAGGCAGTCATGAGCTGGCTCTCTGCGGCGCTCTCGGACGTGCGATCCGTCTACACGGACGAGCTACACGACGAGACACCGGAGAAGGTCATCACGGGGCTGCTGGCGGAGGGCGGTAGGTCGTTGCCGTGGGCGTCGGAGAAGGACACCTTCGGCAACAAGGCGTACACGAGCATGGTGTACAAGGAGGGTGAGCTGCGGGTGACCGTAGTTCACAACAAGCGGGGCCTCAGCCTCGACATCCGCGAGTGGTTCCAGCCCAGCTGAGCACGTTGGCACATCTTCGGGGGAGGTGTGCCTCCGTGTCTAGCTTAGGAGGAGCAATGGCAAGCAATGAGGAGGCCTGGTACAAGTTCGCGATCCTGGCTGGGAACGAGGTGAGAATCGTCGAGGACCTAAACGACGACATCGCCGGCCACGTCCAGAAAGCGTTCCAGAAGTACGGCAACAGTCAGCTCCCGATGGTGAAGCTGGAAGGTGACCATGCCTTCACGTCGGCGATCTCTGACCGAAACCGGCACATCCAGATGGCGATCATGTACTCCAACATGGCCATCATGTACAAGTGACACCAAAGGGCCCCCTTGTAGTCCAAAGGGGGCACCGGGTGATAATGGGATAGAAGGGAGGTAATGCAATGCACCGAGTCGAAGATAGGGTCGGCATCATGGAGATGTGGAAGACTCCTTGGCGCAAGAGGTTCTTCCGTCGTGCGAAGCACCGCTACAGCATGTGGCAGGCTACGTGGGATATACTAGTCAACGTTGGTATATCCGGGTATACAGCACCAGTACTGTAGCAATCCCCACAGGGCGGCGACAAAGAGGTGGCGCATTATCAACGATCCCTAACTAAATACGTCCCGGTAGCACTGGCAGTGCGCGGTTGGAAGATACCGAGCGAGGGTTCGATTCCCTACCGGGGCACGGAAAGAAATGCACCAAAGAGCCCCCTTGCAGTCGAGGTTTGGGGCTCCTGTATAATTGAAGTAGAGCGAGAGGTATGGCTAAGGAGGTGGTAGCCATGCGGGCGATCAATAAAGCGCCCTGGCGGTAACAAGCCTCAATCGTTTCGTGTCACCTGTACCACCTTACAATTGAATCGTGGCCAAGTATCGGCAGAGACATTCCGGGGGAGCCCACGTTATGAGCGTGCGGACGGGATGTGGTGCTTGGCCACCTAGGGGATGTAGCTCATGGAGAGCACTACCGGTAATCGCCGCCGCTTTAGTTCGCAGGTTCGATCCCTGCCATCCCCACGTAAAGTCCATCCGTCAGGAGGGAACAGCAATGAAGGTAGTACAGTACGACACGGTCCGAATCGTACGCGAGTGGGTCCCGGTCGAGGACATCGAAGATGGTGTGACGCCGGAGCTCCACGTGCGTACGGTTGTCGAGCAGACGGACGAGGAGCGGTGGATATCCATCATCGACCACGTCGCGGACCACGCGCCCGACTCGCTCGTCACGACCGTCGTCGTGTACGACGATGAAGGCAAGGCCATCGTCCAGGGCTCCGTCAAGAGCACTCCGGGGCAGATCCGGGCAGAGATGTTCACCGACGCTTCACTCGTGCCGAACGTGAAGGACGGCGAGCTGTCCTTCACGGATCCGACCGAGGAGACCGTCGGGCAGTACGCGCTTCGGGTGACCGGGGCGTAGGCATCACAGCGCTAGGCCGCCGTTAGGCGGACGCCCTGCCAACCTGGGTGATTGGAAGTGCGGGTTCGAATCCCGTCTAGCGCGCGTACGACAACTTAACACCGCAGCCTGGTGCATGACTCCACCATCGAGGCTGCAGGCTCTAGTGCTCCCGATAGGGTTGCCGCCTTTCTTAGCGGGGTACAACGGAAGTGTAGGTTCGAATCCTACCTAGAGCCGCGTACAGGGGGTCCCTCCGAAAGAGCCCCCGAAAATCTTCAATGAGCCCCCTTGCAGTCCAAGCTGCGGGGTGTGGTATAATTGAAGTAAGCAAGCAGCAGCGTCAACCAAACTAGGAGGGTATCATGACGCAGGCAACGACCACCCCCGATTTCGAGGATGCCGCCCAGACCGAGGCTCCGACCACGGACGCTCTGGACCTCGAGGTCAACGACGACGCCAACCTGGACGTCGACGTCCCCAGCGCAGAGGACGGCGACGTGCTCCCCACGGAGGGCGAGGGAACCAAGGCGGAGTCGGCGCCGGCGAAGGCCGCGCGTCCGAAGGCTCCCGAGGGCTTCGTGAAGCCCGTCGAGTTCGCCAAGCTCCTGTCGGAACACCTGAAGAAGGTCGTTCCGCCGCAGGTCGTCTACTCGTACATCAAGAACAACCAGGGCGAGTCGGCGAAGAACCCGTTCCCGGTCCACGCGCAGGACGGGTACGACTGGTACATCAAGCCGGAGGAGGGTCTGGCGTGGTGGGACGCGAAGAACTCGCGTGTCGCCGCTGGCAAGACCGCTCGGGCCGAGAAGGCGGCGAAGGCCGCTGCCAAGGCGACCGAGGCTCCGACGGTGGAGGCTGAGTCCGCCGCGCCTGTGGAGGAAGCCGAGTAGCAGTCGGGGTTCGAGCAGGGCAGGTCCCGAAAGGGGTACGCCGTCGTAGGCAGCCTGTCCACGAGCACAGGCAAGTAGAGTGAACGAGGCCGTCACTGGCGATGCCGATGGGCGGATAGTAACGATGCTTGCCTGTGCCCCTGTTCAAGAGCAAACTTCGCTACACGAGTCAGGAGTAGGCAATGACAAGCGACACGAAGACCATCGTCGGCGCTCTCGCGGGTTACTTCAACGAGGGGGGCGGGAAGCGGCCGCTGGCCGACTTCCAGAAGGAGATCAAGGCTCTGACCGACGCCGAGAAGCAGGAGCTCGCCGAGGGCGCCTGCAAGGTCATGGGATGGACTCTCAAGACCGCATAACGACATAGGCCGCGCTCGCCGGCCCAACCGGATTAGTCCTCCGGAGCGAGCACAAGCCCTTGTGCATCTGGCGATGCTCCTCCGAAGGAGGAAATACTAGCCCAGGTTCGATTCCTGGCATGGGCGCGGGCGCTCTGGAGAAGCGCCTACGTTAAACGCATGGCCGGGCGCCCTGCCAAAGTGGTGTAAGTTGGTCCTTCCCCACTTGTTAGGCTCGGCCATGCCAAGGGGAGTGACGGAAAGGCGAGACGTTTGCGGTGGCGGGTGCAGTGTCGGCCCGATGCTCAACCACCAGTGTGAGGTTCGATTCCTCACCTCCCCACGCAATGACAGCACTAGGAGGGTGTTATGACAGACGCAGACGGCGTGGATTGGCCGCGAATCGAAAAGTTGGTCCTATCCAGCTACACGAAGCGTGGCGCGCAGGCTACGTTTGCTCTGATGTACGGACTCAAGGAGGGTAAAGTGACAGACGCTGACAAGCTCCTCGCAATGGAGCTTCAGGCCAGGCAGGCACAGGCGGAGCTGCTCGAGAAGCGGACGATCGCGGACCAGCTGCGGGAGTCCCTTCTGCCGATGCAGTACGACAGCTCCGTCATCCGGTTCAAGAAGCAGTTCGAAGTTGACGGCAAGCAGTACGCCTACGCCGCCATCTTCGCAGGCGGGCGTTGGTACATCACCGGCGGCGCCGGCAGTCGTTCCAGCTACGACCTCGACCAGCTGATCCTGTTCCTCGCCTCGGGCAAGGTTCCGACGCGGTACGTGACCAAGATGGTCGAGAGCCACAGCAACGTGGCAAGCATCACCAAGACGCCGCAGGTCGACGTACGGTACGACAAAGAGCTCCGAATTCCTCTGATCAAGGACGAGTTCACCCAGGAGCCACCCTTCTAGTCCGTAGAGGAGGGAGGTGACATCATGAAGGACTTCGTCTGGATGTAAGGACACCCTAGCGTGACGTAGAAGACTGGGGCACGCTGGTGGTAGGGGAGCGCAGTCTCCCGGCAAAAAGGCTCGGAATCGCGAACCGGTTCCGAGCCTTTTTGTTTGCCCTCAAAACGATCTTGATCGACCGTGACACTCCAGGCCCTGTGGGATTTCCCGCTACACGGCCCGTGTGTTACACCTCTATAAATAGCCCCCTTGCGGTCCAACGATTCTCCCGGTATATAATAGAAGGAGGAGGGAAGATGTTGAAACTGGACTTGTCGCAGGACGACCTTCACCAGATTGACGATGCGCTGGAGGTCGTAGTCACCATTGCGGAGCAGGAGATAGACGGCCTCATTGAGGAAGACCAAACGCCGGAAACGGTAGAGGACTTCCTCGATGTGGTCTTTACTGCACAGGAAGAACTCGCTACACTCAAGAACCTGCAGCAACGGATACAGGAGGCGTTGGATGGCAATTGACGGGAGAGCCTCTACTCGGGGGGAGCCGGAAGCGGTAGACCCTACAGTCATTCCGGCTCTCTTCGAGCATGCGGTCAAGGTGTTCGAACTCATGTGGAAGCGGTCGAAGCCAGAGCAGCTGAGCGCGTCGAGCTCTGACGGCAAGACCGTGCGAGTGTACGAGGGACACTACACGAAGCTGTTCGACGAACTGCTTCTGAGCGTACCTTACTACACGAGCATCAAGAACCAGCTCGTAGGCATGGGCTGCATCGAGCAACTTCGTCGAGGCGGTGGGAATGCGACGAGCCGGTGGATCTTGTGGAAGCCGCCGGAGCTCGAGGCGTGGAAGGCATACACGCCAAGGAAGGCTCGACGGGGCAATGCGACGCAGATGATCCAGGGCAACGTGAAGGACCTGCACGATCGCGTTACCCGGCTGGAGGAACTTGTCGAATTCCTAATGAGGAGGGAAAGAGTAGAGTGACCGACACTACGTACGAAGAGGCAAAGCGTTGCTTCCGCTGCAAGGAACCCGGCGAGAAGGTCGGCGAGCGACCCGCTCCACGGCTTCCTGGTATCACTCGAGGTGCATCGCTACACGTCATCGAGTGTCGCAACGAGCGATGCAGGGCGTTCGGTACTGTCGTCCGGACGATCCAGGTTAACCCGGACGGCACGATTCCACTGACAGTGAAGCGGGAGAAGGCTTTCCCGGCAATTCCGGACCTGACGGAAGAAGTGCGCGCCAAGATCGACGAGCAGCTTCGCATGGAGACACACGGCGGAGGAGAGCTCGGCGGACGTTAGTAGACTCTAGAGAGACGAATAGCCACGTAAAGCTACGTAGGGCGTGGACAAGCCTTGTCTCTCTAAGGTCTAGTAACGTTAGACCTTAGTTAGACGTTTACGCGTAGTAGGAGGTTTGATGACAACAAAGCGTGAGCACGCCAGGAAGGTACTGCTCGAGCTGGTAGTGCTTCGGAATGCGTGGCACAGCCTGTATATCGTCGGCAAGACCGATGAGGAACAGGAGTACGACATCGATCGCGACACTGAACATGGCGCGCTTGCACTCGCCAAGTTCATACATGAGATCTTCGACGAGGGCGTCGACAAGATCAACAGTGAGATCTCCCGTGCTATACGCGAAGAGGGCAGGACACCTCACGAGATTTACACATACGCAACTACCTGCTTGACCGAAGTAGGTAGACTTGCGGCCTACCGTATGTTCAGGATTGGTCAGCACGTAAAGGACAGGCTGCCGTTTGACGCGCTGTCCCCATGCGCGTGCGAGATCCTGTACGACGAGGACGTCGAAGCACTACTTAGCGTCCCATTCGACCTTGAAGGGGAAGGATGGGTGATCAAGAACTTCAAGTCGAAGAAGGAGGCGGAATGAAACTCTATCCGTTCCAAAAGGAGCTGGTGGATCGATTCGTCGACACACCATCTGTACTGGTAGGCGACGACATGGGCCTCGGTAAGACGTTCGAGGCTCTAGCGTTGGACCTACGACGTCGCACTACACAGCTGCCTGGACGGCAGTTGGAGTATCCGACGCTCATCGTTGCGCCCTTGTCTGTTCTGGGCGTGTGGGAGTGGCATATCAAGCAGCTATGGCCTGCCGCGAGGGTTGCGGTGATCAACCCGAAGATGCGCGGCAAGTTCATTAGGGAACTAGACTCGCAGTACCACTACTACATCATCCACTGGGAAGGGGTACGGCTAGTCGAAGAGCTTCAGAAGCGTTCGTGGTGGCACATCGTCGCCGACGAAGCTCACCGGATGAAGAATCGGAAGGCGCAGCAAACGTGGGCGCTCAAGAAGCTTCATACCAACTACAAGACGGCACTGTCGGGCACGCCGGCAGACAACGCGCCACAAGACCTTTGGTCGTTGTTGAACTGGTTGTACCCAAAGCGGTGGACGAGCTACTGGAGCTACGAGCGTAAGCACGTCAAGTACCAGTGGCACCAAGCAGCCTCACAGGCCAACGGCTTCAAGTGTCCTGTGCCTAACTGCGAGGACTTCCACAAGAGTAGCTTCAAGAAGATGGTCGGCGTTGACTACGTCGACGAGCTTCATGCAGAGATTGCACCGTACTACATGAGGCGGCTGAAGGCAGAGGTGATCAGTGAGCTGCCTGAAAAGTACTACACACAGATCGAAGTGGACCTCGCGCCTAAGCAGCGCAGGATCTACGATGAGATGCGACATGACATGTTGGCTTGGATTGGGGAACACGAACACGAGCCAATTGCTGCACCCATTGTTGTGGCCCAGCTCGTCAGGCTCAAGCAGTTCGCTCTGGCGTACGCTGAGCTCGAAGAGGTGCAGGTTCGCAACAGGTCAACGGGTGAAGTACAAGCCAAGACACGCGTCAAGCTTTCGGAGCCATCTTCGAAGCTGGACGTCGTCTTGGATCAACTACAAGACAACCCTACTAGGCAGTTCGTCGTCTTTAGTGAGTCGAAGCAAGCTATCAACCTACTTGCCGCCAGACTCACAAGGGAGAACATCAGTCACGTGGTGCTCACCGGCGATACTGCACAAGCTGATCGTGACAACGTCGTGGCGAAGTTCCAAGCTGGGAGGGCTCGCGCCTTCTTGGGCACCATACATGCGGGTGGCGAGGGAATTACTCTCACTTCAGCCGACACAGTCATCTTCCTGGATCGTACTTGGAACCCAAGTCGAAATAGGCAGGCTGAGGATCGACTGCATCGTATCGGTCAACGGAACGCGGTACAAGTCATCGACATCGTTGCTAGAGACACAGTCGACGGAGGTCGACTTCAACAGCTCGACCTGAAGTGGTCGTGGCTGAAGGAACTGTTGGGAGATAAGGTGAAGGCAGATGCATGAGTACTACCACTCCGAGGGCGTGACAGACCTTCAGGCGATCCGGCTCGAAGCAAACCGGCGTCTGACCGACAAACGGTGGCCTGAGGAGAGCATCATCCACCTTCACCCCAAGACCGAGCAGTGCGAGGTCAACAAGCACGAGCATGTCCAGTTTGCTGCTCCGGCAGGACTGGAAGTCCCCGAGCAGAAGGCCGAACCGGCTGAGGAGCAGGGGAAACTTGACACATGGAACGATCAAGAGCACGACGGCCCGGCCCTGTAATGGGGTCGGGCTGTTCTGCGTTCTGAAGGAGGCAAAGAATGGCTAGATACGTAGTACTCGAGTTCGACAACGACGCCGAAGCGAACGGCTTCATGTCGACCTTCGGAGACCAGCCTGAAGGGTCGACAGTTAGGATGATCGGCGTGTACCAGAAGCCGACCCTGTTCTGCGAGTGTGCAACTCGTAGCGACAAGTCGGTTCGTGGCGCCAAGCACGGTTGGTGGCTCTGCGCTACATGCGCCAAGCCAAAGCGAGGCAACATGCAGCACCCACTCAACAAGCTGTCGGCCGCGAAGCCGAGTGAGCAGGCGAAGGAGATGTACCTGGGGGTGAGGGAGCCTCGTGGGCAGGGATACGCCGTACCGGGAACGACCGCCTAGGACTTGCAAGGACTGCCTCGCCCACGTATGGTACGATGGCAGATTCTGGAAGACTGAGATAGGCGAACAAGCGTGCAAGGATAGCAGGACAGGCTATCACCGACCTGACAACAACCTACGTCCTGGTCAATTCGGGAAAGCGAATCCGCGGAGTGCGAGAGGGAAACCCACAGGGCGGCCTAAGTGAATGGAGCGACTCATGTATGAGCATGTAACCCAACTCCTGAGTGACTACGTCACTACGGGAAACATGATCCTGAACCAGTACACGCTGATCGGCAACATGCTGGTCGCGTTGGGAGCAGGAACGATCGGATGGATGATCGGTTACTTTACGAAGAGACGCCCTGTGCGTAAGCCTCCAGGGCAATGGGACGTGCCGCCACAAGGGCCTTACGGAACGCGTCCAGGGCTGTACGACTTCGCCCAGCGTTCCCGCACCGTTCTAGACAGTTATAGAGACGATATTAGGACCCCTTGATGTCAACTAGGGCTGTCAGCGTATAATTGGTGATAGGAGGGTAAAGTGGAAATCAATGACTACATCACTCTCAAATTGACACATTCGATCCACACAAGCGAGCGACTCTCGTTCAGAGGTTGCCGACGGCGTTGGAACTGGATCTTCGGTCACGGCTACTACCCGCAGACGACTGCGAAGCCGCTCGAGTTCGGCACGGCATTCCACAAGGCAATGGAGAAGTGGTATGATCCTGCCTTCTGGAACAAAGACGCAGAGACGAGACTGACGCTCGCTGAACTCGAATTCAAGAACACCTGCAACCAGCAGAAGGCGACGTACCTCAAGGACCGCGAAGGGAACATCGACGCGGAGGTTGAGGCCGACTTCAAGGAGCGAGTCGAGCTCGGCGTAGGCATGTTGCGATACCACTGCAAGAACGTCTCGCCGAAGCTCGACCGTGGGCTTCGTCCAATCCAGACCGAGATCGAGTTCGAAGTCCCAATCACGGACAACAACGGCAACCCGATCTGGTGCAAGTGCGACAGCTGCTGGCAACTCTGGCGTAACTCTGATGTGGGCAGAAAAGACATCGACGCTTACATCCAACGTGCTCGAGACGACGACGACCGCAAGTGGTGGCAAGCCAAAGGATACGACGATCCATACAAGTTCTTGACGGACAAGTGGTATCGCCACAAGTGGCAAGGTCTTCCCGTCGCATATGGCGGCCGAATCGACGCGCTCATGCAGGACGAGTACGGACGGATTTGGGTTGTCGACTGGAAGACTGCAGCTCGTCTGTCTGGTCAGGAAGAGGGAGACTCTCCTGACGAGTTCATCCAGCTCGACGATCAGGTCACCTCGTACTGCTGGGCCATGTGGGTGTTGGGCATCGAGGTCGCCGGCTTCATCCACCACGAGATCAAGAAGGCATTCCCGCTTCCGCCAGAGCCGAACAAGGTAAAACGGCAAGGGTGTTGGTATAGCGTCAACAAACAACAGAACACGTCGTATGAGTTGTACCTCGAGACTATTCGGGAAGGCGATCCTGTCGGCTACGACAGCGGAGCGTACAACGAGTTCCTCGAATACTTGAAGGAGACTGGGCCTCGCTACTACAGCCGCAAGCAGGTTGTACGGAGCGAGGCTGAATTGCGTAATGCCGGTTGGAACATCGCGATGGAAGCGATGGAGATGATCCGGCCTAACCTGCCGATCTATCCTTCGCCTGGACGATTCGCGTGCTCGTTCTGCGCATTCCGTCAGCCTTGCATCGCAACGAACCGGGACGAAGATGTCGAATACCTCTTCGCCTCGAGCTACGATGTGCGATCTCGTAGATACTGGGAGCACACGCTTCCTTCGACCGACAGTAAGGGTGGACAATGAAACTTGCTAAGCCGAATCCCAAGATCACTCCAGGCGACTACATCAGCACGCCGCAACCGCGCCTGGTGACATCTAGCATGAAGGCGAAGGTCTTCGAGCTGTACAACATCGGCCTTTTCCGTCGTATCTTCTACACCGTCGACCACCTCGTCCCCCTCGAGCTCTGCGGAACGAACTCCATCCGCAACCTCTGGCCGCAGCCCAAGAAGGAAGCTCGACTCAAGGACCTCGACGAGAACCGGCTCGCTACGGCCGTCCACGCCGGCAAGATGAAGCTGGCCGACGCTCAGCAGGAGATGCTTCAGCTTTGGGGCGGCAGCGCAGCTTGAGGTACATAGCATCCTTCATTCTTGCACTAGTCCTAACCGTAGGGTGTGGAGGACTGGTCGTATATCTGGGGATGCTTCTGTTCGTGAAGTGACTTGCCCAAACCGATGAGGGCAGAGAAAGGAAAGCACATGTCCACAATCAGCACGATCAAAGAGCTGACACCAACCACCATCGCGGGACTGAAGCTAGAGAGAGTTGCAGACGTTCCGCCACACTTCAATATGCTCATCTACGGACGCTCGGGCACTGGGAAGACCTATCTTGCCGGCTCAGCATACGCTGTTCCTGAGATGCGACGTGTTCTCTACATCGACATCGAAGGTGGCGTGCTGACGCTACGCAAGGAGTTCCCAGGGGTCGAGCGTGTTCGTATCTCCAGCTGGAAGGAGATGCAGCGTGTGTACGACGCCTTGTACGCAGGCGGGCATGGCTTCCAGACGGTCATCCTCGACAGCTTGACCGAGATCCAGAAGTTCAACATGGACGAGATCATGCGTAGGCTGATCGAGTCGAACGAAGCTCGAGACGAAGATGTTCCCTCTCTGCGGGAGTGGGGAAAGAACCTCGAGCAGATCCGACGCTTCGTCCGCGCGTTCCGAGATCTTCCGCTGAACGTGATCTTCACTGCGCTCGAGCGTGAAGACATGGATCGGCTGAAGAGGCCCATCAAGCTTCCATCCCTGTCAGGCAAGATGGCCCAGGAGGTCGCCGCCTTCCTGGACATCGTGCTGTACTACAACATCAAGGAGGTCAACGAAGGCGGCGAAACCAAGCAGGTAAGAGTGCTCCAGAGTCAGGCTACGGAGTCTGTCGTAGCCAAGGATCGCTCAGGCCTGCTTCCACCAGCTCTGATCATTCCGGATCAGGGTACCATGGAGCCACTGTTCGACCTGATCGTTCGACAGACAGCGTCACGAGCAGCGGCGAAGATCGAGGATGCAAAGCCCAAGCCGGTGACCGGTTTCGACCTAGTAACCGATGCTGAAATTGTCAACGCAACCAGATGAAAAGGAAACCAAAATGACTACTGTTACACCGACCGACGACTTCGAGGACGACGGCCTGTACGTGAACTTCTCAGACGAGGAGGCTGCGTCCGAAGCTCGTGACATCGAGCCGCTTCCGTCTGGCAAGTACCTCGTTCGGATCACCGACGTGGACATGCGCGAGGTGCAGTCCTCGAAGAACCTCGGCAAGCCGATGTACAACATCGAGTTCACCGTCATCGGCGACAAGGCCAACGGCCAGTACGTCAACCGCAAGTGCTGGACGATCGCCTGCCTCTTCCCGCCGGCGCTCTACACCATCTCGCACCTGATGAAGGCGCTGAACATGTCTGTCACCTCCGGCCGCGTTCGCATCCCGAAGCCGGAAGAGCTCATCGACCAGGTCGTCGTGATCGGCGGCGCCTACGTCGGCGAGCAGGAGGCCAAGGACGGCTCCGGCAAGAAGTACCCGCCGAAGTACGAGGTCAAGTCCATCTTCGCCGAGACCAAGTGGGCCGAGGTCACCTCCGGCAAGCCTTCGCAGCGCGCCGGCACGGCTACCTCGAAGGGTAGCTCGCTCCTCTCGTAACTGAAGACCGGAGCGGAGAGACAAGCTTTCAACCGTGGTGGGTTATGTCTCTCCGCTCCCTTCTAACTGAATAGGAGGTGAGTATGACAGAACCGGCCTCGCCAGAGGAACGTAGGGCGAAACAAGATACGTTCTTCAAGATGCTGTTTGGTTTGTCGGAAGGCTTTATTTGTGTGTCCCACAAAAATGCGGCGTCTGGCAAGTGGTCGGAAGAATTCTTCAAGTATCCTGAAGAGCTGTCACGCATGCTCGATCATGTCGACAGAGTATGTCAGCAGGGCAACACATACTTCTGTCCGCAGCTCCTCAAGTCGAAGAACAGACCTCCGGGCGCTAAGAGCGCGAGAACCAAAGACAACGTAGAGACGTGCACAGCTGTCTGGGCGGACCTAGACGGTTGTGCACCTGAGAAGTGCCTTGTGCCACCCTCGCTGACAATCGAAACGAGCCCCAAACGGTTTCAGGCCCTGTGGGTGTTGAAGGGCACATTGCCGCCAGATGAAGCGGAACAGATCAGCAAGAACATCGCATACCACCACGTTGCTGATGGCGCAGACACAGGCGGTTGGGACCTAACACAGCTACTCAGGGTTCCTAATACGTACAACTTCAAGTACTCGACGCCAGCAGATGTTCGTCTCATTAAGGTTCTGCGTACGGCCTACGGAGTCGAGGAATTCGATGGGTACGCAGAGTCAAGGATCAACAGCAAGACACATGACCCGATGCCGCAAGTCCTGCCGACAGACAGCAGCTACGACGTCATGCAGAAGTACCGTAAGTCGCTCAACCCAGTATGCTTCAGCATCCACGGCACAGCACCTGAGCCAGATGCTGACTGGAGCAAGGCGCTTTGGCAGCTTGAGATGCTGTGCTTCGAGGCTGGCATGTCGAGGGAAGAAGTGTTCGTTGTCGCGTCAGATGCTAAGTGCAACAAGTATCGGCGCGACAACAAGCAGCCCAGGTTGCTCTGGGAAGAGGTTTGCAAGGCGTACATACTCTCAATTGAAAAGCTCAACATACTCGTCCCGGAAACTGAAAAGCTTTCGCCACTCATCAACCAGGCAGAGCTGGACCAGATTGCAGGTCGTGATACGTTTGTCGAGCGGTACATTAGGTGGGCGAGCGGTCTTGGCGATGCAGCTCCTCAGTACCACCAAGCAGGCGCATTCATCATCCTTAGCGCCCTACTAGCTGGTACGATTCGTCTACCTACATCGTTCGGAACGATCATGCCGAACCTCTGGTTCATGATCCTAGCCGACACGACGTTGACACGTAAGTCGACGGCAATGGATGTTGCAGTGGATCTGTTGGAGGAAGTCGATCCAGACGTCCTCCTCGCCACAGACGGTTCAGTAGAAGGTCTCCTGCAGTCATTGGAGATTCGGCCTGGAAAGCCTTCGTTGTTCTTGCGAGACGAGTTCTCAGGACTTGTCGATGCAATGACAAGGAAGGACTACTATGCCGGCATGGCTGAGTCGCTAACCAAACTGTATGACGGTAAAACGACGAAGCGCGTACTGAAGCGAGAGACGGTAACTGTTCGAGAACCTTGTCTGCTCATCTTCGGTGGAGGTATCAAGACGCGTGTACAGAGCCTACTGACGCTCGAGCATGTAGCATCAGGCTTCGTACCACGTTTCATCTTCATCACGGCTGAGTCGGATGTGACACGGCTACAGCCTCTTGGTCCGCCGACTATGGAGAACATGGACGGCAGAGACGAACTGCTGCAGGAGCTGCATGAGCTACGGAGCAGATACGTACAGGATCAAGAGATCATCGTCAAAGGCAAGCTGGTAGGCGTCAACCCATCTAGGTGGGGAGCGTTGCTAACTCCAGAAGCCTGGCAGCGTTACAACCAGCTCGAAGCAACGCTGCTGTATGCAGGCGTCAATAGTGATCAGCCAGACATTATGACACCTGTATATGACCGTCTTGCAAAGTCCATACTCAAGGCGTCAGTGCTAATTGCGGCTACTCGAGACCAAGGCGAAGACATCATCGTCGAGCTCGAAGACCTCCTCGTGGCGATTAAGTACGGAGAGGGTTGGAGAGCTTATGGAATGGAGATCGTCAACGGCATTGGACGTAGCGCCAACGAGATTCTACTCCAACGCATCTTCAAAACGATCAAACGTCATCCAGGCATTCCTCGTTCACAGCTGATGCAGTGGTACCATCTCGATGCAAGAAGTGCCGAGATCATATTCATGACGCTTGAGCAACGTGGATTGATCATGGCAACTAGAATGGGCCGAACATGGGTGTACGAAGCAGTAGGAAGGGTAATAGCAAGTGAGCGGAAAGAAGAAAGCGGTAGCGATCGTTAGTGGCGGTCTCGACTCGACGACCTTGGCCTACGATCTCCGTCATACTGGGTACGACGTCGACTTGCTGTCGTTCAACTACGGACAGCGGCACAAGAAGGAGCTGCAGTTCGCCGCGGCAATCGCCAAGCGGTTCGGCCTGCGACACGACATCATCAACCTGCAACAGCTCAGTAGCATGTTCGCCGAGAGCGGCTCGTCACTCGTCTCCGACAGCGAGGTGCCGGAGGGTCACTACGCCGAGGACAACATGAAGTCGACGGTCGTACCAAACCGCAACATGATCATGCTCTCGATCGCAACCGGCATCGCGATCTCACGTGGCGCTGCATGTATAGCAGCAGGCATGCACGCCGGCGACCACTTCATCTACCCGGACTGCCGGCCCGAGTTCATCAACATCGTCAACGCGGCCATCATGGTCGGCAATGAGGGCTTCCACAGCTTCGACGGCCTACCGATCTTCACTCCCTACATCCACTGGACGAAGGCCGACATCGCCTTCCGTGCGATGCAGCTCGGCGTGCCTTTCCACATGACGTGGAGCTGTTACAAGGGCGGCGAGAACCACTGTGGTCGTTGCGGTACCTGCGTTGAGCGGCTCGAGGCCATCTACACTGCAGGCAAGATCTTCGGAGCGCACGGCGACTTCATTCCGCCGGACAACACCGCCTACGACGACAACGAGTACTGGAAGGTCGTCATCGCCAAGAAGAAGGCGGAAGACGACGAAGCTCCATTCGACGATCACTCTGAACTGTACTAGGAGACCAAGATGCCTGAATTCGCCGAAGCGCCAACTGAGCCAATCAAGTACAACCTGCTCGTCTACGGTGGCCAGGACCGCACCGAGCCCTTGATGAGTCTCACCACGTGGGACGGTTACGACATCAAGGGCGACTGGATCTGCACCTACGGCAACGGCTTGATGATCTCGTTCAAGCTTCCTCCCGAGGCCGACTACATCACCATCTCGGAAATCAAGCCCGACCCACTCACCGACCCCATCGGGAGCGTCGACGCGTTGCTCGAGACGACGCAGCCACACGACACCGCGGCTGCAGCTGCGGAGGTGATTCCAGATGAGTCAGCCGAATAACATCGGGACGATCTTCGTCAAGCACAATGCGGAGATCGCTCACCGACTGTCACTGCTCGAGGGCAAGTGCCAACGCATTCACGGGCACTCGTTCCACATCAAGCTGACGGTCCATGGCATCATGGATGCTCAAGGCATCTGTGCTAGCATCGACTTCGGCAGCCTCAAGAAGCTATTCCGAGGCTACATCGACTACGAGTGGGATCACCATCTCCACCTGAACGCGGACGATCCGTGGGCCCAAGCCTTCCAACTGCACGACACTATTAATGGTCACAGGCTGCCTGGACTCATCACACACCCTGCAGATCCTACGACTGAGAACGTCGCTCGGTGGATCTGCGAGCGCATGTGGAAGGAGCTGAGCTCCTTCTCAGCTGTCAAGGCGATCTCGATCGAGATCGAGGAGACTTCCACTAACGGGGCGAAGTGGGTGTGTGCACGTGAAGACTGAGGTGTGCAGGCCTGAGCGGCCTGTAACCATCACACTCATATTCGAGAAGGCAGTAGAAGCTCGAGACCTTCTTGAAGAGCTCAAGACGTGGAAGCCGACGCTGGGCTGGTCGCCACTCGTAGCAGACCTCTTCGACGCGCTGAAGGAGGCAGCTGACGATGAAGGTTAGCCAGATCTTCGGTCCAACCATTCAAGGCGAAGGTTCGGCGGCAGGTCGCCACTGCCTCTTCGTACGTATGTACGACTGCAACCTTCACTGCAAGTGGTGTGACACGGCCTACACCTGGGCGAATACTTCAGGCAAGGCTGCTCTCACCATCGCCAACAAGGTCTTCGACAAGGACGATCCCCATCTCGGCCTCAAGGAGATGTCACTCGATGACGTCCTCGGCGAACTTCACGCCCTGTGGGATTACATGAAGACACCGACCATCGTCGTCTTCTCCGGCGGCGAGCCGATGATGCAGCAGGTCGAGTTGACCGAAGTCGGTCGAGCTCTTCGCAACTGGAACAACGATGTACACGTCGAGACAGCTGGCACACTTCATCCTCGGTTTGACTTCGACTACATCGTCACGCAGTACAACGTCTCTCCCAAGCTCGCGCACAGCGGCAACCGGCCTGAGCATCGGTACAAGCCGCACGTGCTCCGAGCCTTGAGCAACACCGGCAAGGCTTGGTTCAAGTTCGTCGTCACCTCCGATACTTCGGACGACGACTTCAAGGAGATCGACTCCATCGTCAAGGAGTGCCAGATCCCAATCCATCGCGTCATGGTGATGCCTGAGGGCATTACTCAGGAGCACATCATCGACACGGGAAGGAAGATCGTCGATCAGGCCTTGAGCCGCGGCTATGGTCTCTCCTTCCGAAGCCACATCGCCCTCTGGCCCAACGACCCCGACAAGTAGGAACCATGAGACAAGATCAGGTAGCAATGCTCAACGCCGCACGCCGAGGGACAACATTCCCTTCGGTAGCATCGCAGCACAAGATGGAGTCGATCCATCCTACTCAGACGGTCCCAGACGAGGGGAAGGACAAGCCGCAAGTCGTTCCGAACCGTACGATGCGACGCCGCAGTCGCAAGAGCAAGAAGAACTGGACGTCCAACCCCTACGGCAGGGTCACTGGCTTGAAGAGTCCGCAGCCACAAGCTTCGCTCTTCACACTCGTAGCCATTCACGTTAGGGACGAAGCCGGCAAGGTCGTTCGCAAGTTCGTCGTACCACGAGAGAACGTCGACCAGGCGATGCTGGCCAAGTCTCGTTCGGAGCAGAAGGCTGACCTTAAGCCTCGAGTTCACAGAGTCAAAGGCGTAGCATGAGTTTCAACCACACGCATAAGGGTGTTCCGTGTCAGAACATCTACTGCGCACTTCCGCGAGACACCGGTGTTGGATCTAACGCCGCTACCGAGAAGGAACTCGTCGAGATGCCTCGAGCAGAGTTCGAGCGTCATGAAGGGAAGCGCATGAGCAAATTCAACGCGAGTGAGGTCGAGCTGCGCCAAGCGGCCGAGCAGGTTCTGCGAGGCACGACCGGCTTGGACACCGACAGTGAGCACGGACGGCACACGCCAGATCGCTTCATCAAGATGTTGCGCGAGCTCACTACGCCAACTCCGATCGAGTTCACCACGTTCAAGAACGACGGCATGGACGAGATGATCGTCGTCGAGGCCATCCCGTTCGTCTCGCTCTGCAACCATCACGTCGTTCCCTTCATCGGGAAGGCGTACATCGGCTACATCCCGGACGACCAAATCGCTGGCCTGAGCAAGTTCGCTCGGGTCGTCCATCACTTCGCTCGGCGTCTGCAAGTGCAGGAGCAGCTCACGAAGGACATTGCGGACTTCCTGGAAGAGAACCTCAAACCTCTTGGCGTCGCAGTCGTCCTTCGTGCAGAGCACTTCTGCATGACCATCCGAGGCGTGCAGGTTCCCGGCACAAAGACGTACACGGCGGCCATGCGCGGCCGCTTCTCGGAACACGAGCGTACTGCCAAGGCCGAGTTCCTGGCCGAGATCAACGGAGGCAATCATGGCTGACGTCCCCGACGGCGAGAACATTGCTCAGACTGTCTTCGACTTGAGCAGCGAGTTCGACGTTCGCTGCGAAGAGCGCCACGCACTCGGTCAGGAGAAGTACGGCGCCGGAGCTTTCCTCATGGCCGACACGATGGAGATGGCTCTCGAAGAGATCCTCGACCTCGCCAACTACGCTCGCTACACCTACATCAGGGTCCGCCTCTTGCAGGAGAGCATCAGGGCCCAGGTAGCAGCGAACCAACAGCCGTCTGCACAGCAAGGCTTCATCTCGAACAAGGAAGTACACGGAGGAGGACAGAGTTGAGGGCTGCACTGATTCCGCCGATGGGAGCTGAGTACTCCGCACTCAGCTCCGACATTCACCTTGTCCTGCCACTCAAGGAGTGTCGAGACAATCCCGACTACCTCGCAGCGTACCGTCACGCATGGCGTCGAGGTGACTACCTCATCCTCGACAACGGCTGCGCCGAAGGCAAGATCGTCGACAATCGAGTACTAATCCAATTCGCGAGAACGATTAACGCTCACGAGGTCGTAGCGCCTGATGTGATGGGCGACGGACCTCTTACACTTCGTCGTACGGTCGAGTTCGTTCGGTACGTACCCGAAGCTCGTAACTACTCGATCATGGGTGTTCTTCAAGGTGAGAACATCCAACAAGTCCTACGACTCGCTGAGGCATTTGCTCAGCTACCCACCATCACTGCAGTTGGCATTCCGAAGATTCTCGTGTCAACAATTGACCATGAGGTACGCGCTCGCGTAGCAGCGAACATCCTCAAGGTCTACGGCAACCGCTTCGAGATCCACCTGCTCGGTCTCAATAGAGACTTCCAGACAGAAATGCTGGACGTTACGTTCCCTCCTGAGATCCGATCGATGGACTCAGCGCAACCGTACAAGTTCACCGAAGCTGGCATCGCCATGACGGCCGTCAACGTAACAGGCCGTGGCGAGCTAACAAGGCGTCGGCACGACTACTTCAAAGCGCCACGCAAGTACGACGCCGGCCTACTAGCTTCGAACATCGAGACGTTTATGAGTTGGTGCCGATGAAGGCTGAAGCGTCCGGCGCTGACTGTCAGCACTGCCCGCTGCGAGACGCCGGGTATGCCCCAACCAAACGCCCACAGGGAGGGCGGCCTCTTTCCAATGGCGAACGAAAGATAGTAATCGTTGGAGAAGCTCCAGGGTTCGTTGAGACGCAATTCGGTTCGCCCTTCTCGGGACCCTCAGGCAAGCTCCTCAACACCGTACTCAAGTACCAAGGCATCGAACGCAAGGAAGTGATGCTGACCAATGCATGCCTATGTAGGCCTCCGGATAACGCTACTCCTCCTAAAGCGGCGGTGGTTGCGTGTAAGACTCGTCTCGCGAACGAGATCCGACAATTCGCAGGCGATGACGCAGTCGACGTTATTGCTCTTGGCGGGACCGCGGGAACGCTACTGGTGGACGATCCGGGGACAATTACCACGCTACGTGTCGGTCCTCCAAGGAAGCCCGCCGCGTGGCTTGCGCGTAGCTGGGGAGATGCTTCTGTACAACCTGATGTGCGAGTTATCCCTACCTGGCACCCCGCGTACTGTCTCCGTAACGCTGACGCGTTCCCGTCCCTCGTTAGCGACATTGGTAAGGTAAGGGAGACCAGCCGTGAGCCTTGGCGTGAACCTGAGTGGAGAATATTTGACGATCCGGATCGAGCGGTTGCCGTCATCGCTGAGCTGGAGCGAATTGAAGGCCCTCTCGTCATCGACATTGAAGTCGGTTTTGACAAGGACGAGGCCTTCGACCATCCGAACAACTATTCTCTTCTCTGCGTGGGAATTGCTTTTGCAAGAGGACAGGCAGTGGTTCTGGGTGAGCGTGCACTTGCCGACGACGACGTGGTCGATGGACTGCGGCGACTCCTACGAAGCCACCGACTCATCGGACACAACGGCAAGTTTGACCTTGCCGGACTTTGGCCAAAGCTCGGAAGCCTCGAACTCTGGTTCGACACCATGCTCGCCAGCTATGTCCTCGATGAGCGGCCTGGCCAGCACGGTCTTAAAGTTCTTGCCGTCGAGAAACTAGGAGCTCCGAAGTACGATGAGGAAATTCGAAAGTACGTGCCTCGCCGAGGAAATTATGGAGATATTCCTCGGCCAATCCTCTACCGGTATAACGCGTACGACGTTGCATGCACATGGGAGTTGTACGAGCTGTTCACTGAAAGCATGCATCGACAAGGGCTCCGGGGAGTCCATGACTTTTTGGTCAAAGCAGCCAACCAGCTCATGTACCTCGAGCTCAATGGGATTGCAATTGACAGAGAGTATATGCGCCGACTCGAGTCCGAATACCTCGAACGGCTCAACGAGATCGAGGTGGAACTGGACCAGATTGTTAAGGAGTCGACAGGTCATCTAGACGACGGTCCAATGCAGCACATCAACCCGCGTTCACCGGCGCAGGTGAAACTCTACCTGGAGACACAAGGTGTTAACGTTCAGTCTACGAACCAGGAAACACTCGAGTTCCTGCTCGAGCGACTGCCTAAGGGGAGTGCCAAACAGCGTTTTGTATCAGTTCTTCTTCGGTACAGACGCCAACACAAGCTCTACAGTACATACATCGTTGGAATCCGCAAACGGCTTTACCGCGGACGTATTTACACTACTTACCTTCTCCACGGAACGACAAGCGGCCGACTGGCAAGTCGGAATCCGAATCTGCAGAACATTGTTCGTGATAAGGAGATCCGACGGCAGTTTGGTGTCACACACCCTGACCACGTACTGATCCAGTGCGACTACAAACAGGCCGAGGCTCGCGTCATGGCTACGCTCTCTCAGGATGAATACCTAAGAGAGATCCTAAGCCGTAACGAGGAGGGCTACGACTTCTTCAACGAGCTATCCGATCAGCTATACGGAGTTGGTCAATGGGGTAAAGAGGAGCGCATCAGGACGAAGGCGTTCTTCTACGGCATCGGCTACGGCCGAGAAGCGTACTCGATCGGGCTCGAGTACGGCCTTGACCCTCGTGAAGCGCAACGACGATACGACGAGTTCGTCGGGCTCATCCCGAACGTTGTCAAATGGCAAGAGGCTATACGTAGCCAAGTTCTGAGGGGAGAACCTCTTGTCTCACCCTTCGGACGACGCAGACGGTTCTGGCTCATCACCGACCAGAACAAAAAAGATGTCCTTAACGAAGCGTTGTCCTATCTGCCGCAATCAACTGCAAGTGACATCTGCCTATCCGCTCTTATTCGCGTGCGACCCTTGCTACGTGGTTTGGGTTTCCTTCGACTCACAATTCACGATGCTCTCGTTGTTGAGTGTCATGGAGACCGTACCGAGGAAGTGGGACAGCTACTTAGTACGACCATGGCAGCCGAAGGTCGACACTTTACCGACTATGTTCCTTTCCCAGTAGACATCAGCATCGGCAAGAGTTGGGGAGATCTGTGAGCTACTCAGCGCAAGTTGACTATTGGTTCGATGAGACTCAGCTCGCCATTGGTAAGTGGTCTCGACACAACTTTCCCAGCTCCGACATCGTCATGTCCACGTTGGGCATCGCTGAAGAAGTCGGCGAACTCTGTCGGGCAGTGCTCAAGCGTGCTCAAGCCGTCCGTGGAACTCGTGCTGAGTGGACTATCGAGATGCGCAAGGAGATGGGTGATGTTCTCATCAAGCTGTTCCAGATCGCTGACCTAGAAGATGTCGACCTGCTTGACATCTTCCGACGTCGTTGGAGCGAAGTACAGCAACGCGACTTCCAGAAGGATCAGATCGGACACGGACTACCTAAGGAGTGACCTGTAATGGTACTTCTGCTTAAGGCCCTGAACAAGGTCATGGACGGTATCATCCACATACTGAAGGAGGTAAAGGAGTGGCTAGGGGCATAGCTGCAAACGTCGGCGATGAACGAGTTTCCAAGAACGGCTACCTGTACCGGAAGACCGAATACGGCTGGGAGCTCGTTCATCGCATCATGGCTGAGACCAAGCTCGGCCGCAAGCTTCACGACAACGAGTACGCAACGTTCGGCGACGGCGATCGAACGAACCTCGATCCGAAGAACATCGTCGTCAGGGTTCGAGGACGTGCATCCATCCGTCGTCGCCTTGCAGCACTTGACGCCCGCATCGCTGAGATGACCGATGCACGCGTGAAGCTCGAACAGAGACTGGAGACGCAGGAGTCCCTCTGATGCCACCCAAAGTAGGTTCCCCTCAACGTGGCGGGTGGCCACACAAGCACCCTAGCCTGAACTGCTACAAGAACCATAAGTGTCGGTGTGCTGCCTGTAAGGCATTACAGGCAAAGGCAAATGTCGACGCGCGTAGGAAGCGTCGCGAGCGGCAGGCGCAGGGCAAGCATCCGCTACCACCAAAGTCCGTCAATGCTCAAAAGGCACCCCGCGAGAAGGGTGTTAAGCTCTCGCCAACCGAAGTAGAAAGCCTACGTCGAATGGTGGGCTACGACCCTAACAAGGACTACAGACACGAGGACCAACTTGAGACCTGGAAGGAAAAGAAGAGAGTCAAGCACTACGCTAGGCTAACGGTGAAGTCTAACTAAGGTCTAACCTATCTAGACCTTAAAGAGACAAGAGGAATCTACCGCCTAAGTAGAAAGCCATGCAGTTTCGTCTAACTAGAGTCTAGCCGTCGGACGTATCTCACATCCCACAGAGCGGCTAAAGTCGATGGAGGTGCTCAGTTGAAGGTACTTGCACGTACATGGAACAAGAACGCATCAGGCGTGCTCTGGGAAGCACTCTGGTTCTATCAGGAAGGTGCGTCGTTCGGACGACGCTTGATCGCTCCTGGTGTGTACGCTCCAGACACCATCTTTGAGAACGAAGAGAACTTCTGGGCCGCCTACGAAAGCGAGCGGCAGCAGTTCTTCGGAGAGAGGATCAATGGATAACTACAAGGTCACGATCGGCGTGGACCCTGGTGGTACCACCGGCCTTGCTGCATACTACTACGAGCTGCAGCAGTGGTACAGAACCCAGATATCGAACTGCGATACCCGTGAAGGCCTTCGGCGTGTCACCAGCATGATCCACGGCATCTACCGGCGCTGCGAGCCGTTCCTCGCCAAGCCGACTGTCCACATCCTCTGCGAGCAGTTCGACTTCCGGAAAGACGAACAGTTCCGCGACAAGATCGATTACACTGCGCGCGAGGTGATCGGCGTCCTGAAGTACGAGTTCGGCTTCGTGGACTTCGTACGCCTTGACTTCACGGGCGCTTCCCTCGGCAAAGGCTTCTGGACGGATGACAAGATTCGCCGTCTGGGCCTGTGGGAGCCTGGAAACAAGCACGCGATGGACGCGACCCGCCACGTGCTCCGCTACCGTACGTTCGAGCGCAACGAACGGGACCTGCTTCGACCACTTCGTATGACACAGCTCGACGACTACCGCGAGCACGTACCGATCGACGAAGTAAGGACGGACCTAGTATGAGTGACTGGCGCGAGAACGCTGCGGACCCGGCAGGGCTGGACGCGGCGATCGAGGCGGCCGAGCAGACGTTCGCCGCGAAGTCGCCACCCGGCCGCGTTGGTGGCGAGGAACTGGTTGCGCTGGCCGCCGCCATCCGCGCTGCCGCTCCCCACCTCCGGGCGGCGGCACTGAACGAGGCGGCGGACGAGATCGACCGGATGCCGCCCTTGGGCATGGGCATCGTCGGCAAGGTCTCCGGGTGGCTCCGCGTGCGGGCCGGGCGGGAGGCGACGTCGTGACCGACGAGTAAGGCGCTGGCCCGCTACCGGAGGAGGGTGAGTCCAGGTAGCGGGCCAGCTGTCTATATATGGTTCTAGAAACGGATATTAGCTTTGGCTCTCCTCCCTTCTATGTTGTCCCTCACGCTTCCGTACTGGCTCAATGAGGTCGACAGGCTTCTGCTGGGCAATGCTTAGGAGCCTAATAGGCCACCAGGTCTGAGCCACGTATGCCAGGTACAAAGCTAGGGATACCACCTTCCTACCTGGCCAGTCTCCAAAGATCTGGTTGGCAATGATCAGCAGGAACAAGGCGGCTAGATTACTATATACCACCACGAAGAATCTACCTGCGTAAGTATCTCGCCACCGCCCCCCTGACAGAACCCAGTAACGGGTAACAAAGGTCAGACAACCCACCAATCCCATTATTGTCACCAGCAGTGACAGCATCCTGTAGATCATCTTGGCCGCACCCCTAATGCTCTCATTATCATTGGTGCGAGGTTGTTCTCACGCATGATTCGGTCTGCACGTCTCTGCAGCTTATCCACACGTGCGTCATCTGCCTCGATAGCCTCGAGCCGCTCCACTATTTCAGCGGCGTGCTGTTGCGGCTCAGGCCTGCTCCAGGGCAGCTTCCATCTCATGATGTTCGCCTCGCCTCTGCAGCGCGAACTCCGTTCGCCTGAGTTTTCAATTCTTCGATCGTGCGGACTGCCACTTCGACAGATGCTATGAGTTTGTCAAATTGCTCATCGCGTTTGTCGAGGGCCTTACGAAGGTTCGCAATCAGCTCATCTTTGTCCTTGATACGTTGAATGTGCATCCAGCGTGGTACTAGGTAGCCTAGAGCTATGGCAATAACGAACAGAGCAACCAGCGAGCTCGGTCCGTAGTTACCTAGCTCCACGCCAAACATGCTTCCCCCTTAAAGTGCTATGACCGCTAGACCTCTGCGGAAGAAGTCTGTATTCGAAGCTGCTGTCGAAGACCTACGATACTTCATGGTGATCGTAGTAGCTCCAGGTGTCAGCCCGGTAAAGGTGGCTGAGGCCGTTATGGTGATGATGTTCGTGAAGGTGTCAGTACCAGCACTGACGATCATGTTCTGAGTCCAGATGCCAACCAGCGGGTCGTTTGCGTCGACAGGGCTTCTAGTGTTGGCACCAGACATGGCAACGTTGATCACACCACCCTGCGTAACGTTAGCTCCTGTGGAACTCAGGTACTGCATCTGCGCCGTAGCGAATACAAGAATCCTACCACTAGACCTGACAGGAACAGTAACCTGAGGGCCAATGGTAGTGAGGTCCTGGTAAGACGTGCTTGTGGCTGTCTCACCAGTTTGAATGAAGTCGCTGTACACGTATGGCACTTGGTGGAAGCCGGCGCCGCTGGACTCGAGAACTCCAAGTCCGTAGGAACCATCAGCTTGCTTGCCGAGCAGAACTTGAACGACACCATTCGGGTCGGTTACTCGGATGGCGCCGCCCTTGACGGTAAGACCGCCTGCGTCGATCGAAGCATTCTGCAGTCGTGGAGATTGTTCGAGAATCGCAACACGCCTCTGTAGGTCTGCAATGACCTGATCGATTGGCGCCGCGCCGGTATTGTACTTGTCATCAGCCATCTGACTCACCCTCAGACATCTGGATCACCTTCAAAGACTAGGTCCGCTTCCTCCGTGTTGTCAGACGCCTGCGGCGTGAGGCTCCACTTCAAGAGCCGCTTGTAGCCGGAGAAACCATTGCCAGGCCAACGCGGATCCTTGATGACAACTCGACAAGTGTCACCAAGATTGTAGCTTCCGAACTCTGGAGTCAGGTTGCCTTTGACGGTAACCTTAATCACAGCAATCGGAGGCCGCTTGATCTGTGATTGCTGCCGTGCAATTCCTTGAATCTGCGTAAGGTCGTCGAGGTCCTTACGAGACACTACTTGGTCATAGCGGGGGAAGCCTCCAGCCACAAGGTCAGTAGCGACAACCTCCGACACGAGCATGTCAGAGCCCTCACCGTTACCCATGACGAAGACGTTAGTACCTGCATCCGACATGTACTCGGTCAAGTAGTACTGGGTGATGTTTCCTGGGTACTCAAACACATTCATGCCAGGCGACTGACCAACACCCAGTGTAGGATACCCTATGACCAGGTTCTTCTGGTAGTAGGTACCGGTCTTGGATACGCCAATGTACCAGTCGAATCCATCCACAGCGTCAGCGAGTCCTGACATGATGCCGTCGTAGTACTTGAAGTCGGTCGCGAGGACCGAAACATTCTTGGGCACCACCGTCGTGAATGCTCCAGGCACGATGACGTTGACGTTACTGTTGCCTGTATCAGACTGCATCTGAGTCCACAGCGAGGAGAAGATGTTACGCTGCTCCACTGCTGTGAACGTCGTGTCTTGACGAATGAGACGCTGCTTCGGGTACTGTTCGAAGCTAAGCGCAAACAACTGGACGGACTTGGACTGAGCTGAGTAGACACGGCTCCAGATGAATCCGTGCCAGATAGCAATCCCGTTACGCTCGACTGCAATCCAACAGCGCCCTGGTATGGACGCTGCAAGTAGGTCGGAGTTTTGCATACCGGTTTGGTCCAACTGGAACGTACCTTGCCACTGCCCGCCCTTGTTCATCTGCATGTCCATGGTAACGCCGTAGCAAGCAATCTCTGCGAGTTGCTGCTCGCCGCCCATGGTGCCAAAGACGTAGCGGTAGTCGGTCATGAGGTCTCAGTCGCCGCCGGCGTAGCAGGTCCAGACGTACCACTTCCTGAGCCCGTCACAGAGACGCTCACACTGTGCGTGTGGGCTACGAGCCCACCAGCCGGCGGCGTGAGCGCGGCGATCATCGCCTTGATCTCGTCGAGTGCGACGAGCGCCTTGTCAGCTTTCTCGTTCGCGTTGTGCGCCGCTTCCCACGCGAAGGCTAGGGCGGTGTCGCGCTGCTGGCCAACGAAGCCCGCGTTGCCCTGCGTCAGTGCCCACGTGTTCGCGCCCGGTGAGGCGGCCCATTCCTCGGTACCCATGTCTCCTCCTAGTGCTGTCTTGAGATCGTCGAGCGAGCCCCGGAAGGCGTTCGCGTCGCTTGTTGTCTGTCCTGCGATCGTTGTGTTCGACCCGTACTGCAGGAAGAACACCGACTTGCTAACTGATGGCGACCATCGTGAGGACTGATCACCAGGGTAGACGCTCGGGTAGTGGCCCGAAGGATTGCTGCCGTAGTCCGATTGCCACCATCCGACTTCTTGTCCTGACAACGCAGCTCCATACACCCACTTTGGAGAATATCCAAAGCTTCGTGGCAAAGGGATCTTTCCCCCAGAAAGATCCGCCACGCGGTGGTGGAACTCATTGATCTGGGCAATCGACGGAACCGTCTGGCCGCTGTAGAACGGTTCGTTGTCCGACTGACAGATGAAGTACGGGAAGTCTCGCCACCAAGGAATGCGGGCATCCATCATCTGGATGTACCACGCTGCTTGGTTCCCGATCGACCGGTTGCCCCAGAGGACGTGGTACGTTCCGAGGATCTCACAGCCGAAGCCCTTCATTGCATTGAGCTTAGCTGCGGCTGTGGGATTCTCGTAGTAGTGGTCGCCGTCCGTGATCTTGCACGTGAAGAACGACAGGCCGTCGAGACTCGCTGGAGTGTCGTCGTGTGACGACGTATCCCATCCGAAGACCGTCATGTCGTAGCCCCTGGAAAGACGTAACCCGCGATCGGCTCTACGTGCCGGCGGCCACCATGTTGTACGTAGCTACAGTCGGTACAGTTGAAGTAGTGACCGTTGGGATCGTTCGCCTCGTCTTCAGGAACTAGTACGTCGTTCTCTTCGTCGTACGTGCCCCGGCCGGCAGCAACGCACAAAGCGTCATCGTCGCCAGTAAGCACAATATGATACTTGGCCATGCCTCCCCCTTACAAGATGGTACCCAAGCCCGTACCAGGGTCAGTGCCTAGATCTGTGATCATGAAGTTTACAGGGTTAGTTGCCGTACCTGTAAAGTTAGCCGTGCCTGTGCCACCTGTAATCGCAACTGAGAACAGTGCGGACAGAGACTGGTTAGCTCCTGGCACGTAGATACCGGCCAGAGGCGTTCCTTGGTATGGCGCAAACGAGGTCGAGACCTCATCGCCTGATTCAGCAATCTGCGTAGAACCCGTAGTCGCCGTACCTGCCGAGTTAACCCGAAGACGTCCTGCAACGCTCAGGTTCGCAGCACCGCCAGTGAAGTTCATACCATGTACCTGTAGCAGGTAGATGTTACCGTTGATGACAGGAACATTGTCCAAGCGGAGGACGCCGATCTCAGCACCCGTTGAGCTGTACGTAGTAGTACGCTGGACACGTGCGATGACACCCTTCGGGCCGATCTTCTTCCAGGTCGTACCACCATCGTCGGTCTGCAGGATGCTCGTAGAGTCCGTCTCGTAGATGAGCTGACCAGCGTTGACCGTACCTGCTGCTGGGCGCGTAGTGCTGGTACAGACGATCACACCACCCGTAGCTGCCAGATACGTACGCTTGTCCGTGATCTCGTTGTTGGTGATCGACGTGTCGTTGGCTACGATCGACACCTGCGCCAAGACGATTGAGTTGTTGGGAGCCGCTGGTGCCGAAGGCGAGGCAGCGGGAGTACCTGCAACGACGACCAACGAGCTCGCATTGACTGAGCCTGAGTAGGCCTGATCCTGAACCTGGAAGCACACGATGTCAATGCGGTTCAAGGTAGGACTCGAAGCTCCAATGCTCAGCGTCACGTCAGCGTCGTTGAGGCAGCTGTAGACGCCCTGCTTAGTCCCTTCAGATCCAGGAACTGCAGCTGCTCCGGACTTGACGATTACTGCCATCGACGGCGAGCCAGTCTGAGTGACCACCAAGGCGTTGCCAAGTCCTGGGTGCACACCTCCCCGAGCTACTAGGGAAGTGCTACCAGTCTTGCCAGCTACAAGCAACCCGTGCCAATCACGGAACTGCTCCGCTGTATGCGTCGCACCGGCGTTCTGGAGGAAGCCAGGTGGGTTGATAGCGGCCATAGTCTACCTCCAAGCCGATCTGTACGAAACGGTTAGCTGAGTCGTTCCTGGTGTGCCACTAGCTGCACCGAACGCAATGTTGTTCACACCAGGGTTAAGGAAGAACCAGTTTGGCGCCTGTAACGTATTTCGCCTATTGATGTTACCATTCAGGTACACCGTCTTGTCGCGTGTGTTGACGGTTAGCGTATCACTTGCTGACAGTGACGTGATGAACAGCATGCTCTGACCGGTCGTAGTGTTCGTTACGATCGGATTGTCACACGGCCCCTGAATGACGTACTGTACAGGCGTAGGACGGTTACCTATGTTGGTCAGGTTAAATGAGGTACCCGGAAGCGCTCCGCCGCCAAAGTCTACGTTGAACCCGATACCCTCATCTTGCTCGGCCTGATCCCAGGATAGGATAGGTGCCACGTTCGTGTTGCCCGCATTGCGGACTGCATTGATCTTAAATCCGCCAGCAGCTGTAACAGCACCATCGAATGCTTCGACGTTGAAGGCTGCAGGCTCAGCCGTACCCTGTGCCCAAACCTTAGCACGGAACGCGCTTGTCGTTGCTACGCCCTGACCCTGCTCAAGCTCGACACGAACGTTGATCAGCGAGGCTGCCGTCAATCCACCAACAGTAGTCGCAGCGACGAGAGAAGAGTTGACGCTTGCCACCGTCTTGCTCAAAGCTATCTGAATCGTGTTCGAGGTCGTCCAGATGAGCTCGGCCCGGTAGTAGTTGCTCGCGTCCACTGCACGTACGTCAAGCAGCGCAGAGATGCTACCGCCCGTAGGTGTAGCAGATAGGAACAGGCCCTGAACGTACGCGTAGTGGTTTACTACAGCCGTCACGTTAGGCTGTGCTGTGTATACCGTCGTGGTAGACGCGTTGAGAGTGATCTTGGCCTTAGTACCGTCAGTGGAGAAGTCTGCCGCTGTGCCTGTCAAGGTGTAGGTGTGACCAGTGTCTGCGGTACCCAAGCCGCTCGCCGTGACACGAGAATACGTGTCACGGAACGTAACGAAGTTCAACCCGTTGCCAGCTACGCCACCGTAGGCAATGATCGTCGAGGTCAGGTTCGCATCGTAGATTCGAGGGTCCTCGGCATACAAAGCGCACTGCATGCTTGTGCACCCAATACGTCGAGCTGTGTCCCAATCGTAGTGAACACCTCGAGGCTTAACGAAGAGCAGCCTCTCTGCTACTGAGCCCGGACGGAAGTAGAATGGGATCGGTGATTGCACCGGCGCGTAGTTCGCCTTGAGGCTATCGAGGTATCCTTCGATGTTCGACGTGTCGCCATACACCATCCCCTCGACGATGATGTCGCGGCCCTTCTCGAGCTCGGCGTCGATAAAGCTACCGTCTGCTCCTTCGTGGTCGCGCACTGTCTCTCGATACGGAGCATTGTCCAGTCCTGACACGCGCGATACGTCGAAGTACGGCGGCAGCGACGTGAGCACACCAAGCCGGACTCCAGTGTCATTCAACTGGAACTCGTACTCGTTAAGTCCTATGGCCACTACCTACCCCCTGCCAACAAGAACCCGAGCTCCATCGCGTGCCGCTTCGGATCGATCTCCTGGGTGGTGATGTTGATGTTCTGGTTGTACGCCGTATTGTTGTTGCTCGCGCCAGCTGTGAGAGTGTTACCTGCGTTCAGTGCTGCGCCTCCTGCAGAGTACCCCAATGCCGCATTCTGCGAAGCCATACCGTCTGCGAGGTCTCTCACCAGATGCTGTCCAGCGTAGTACAAACTTCCCTGACCCGACAACGGACCCTTCTTCGCTGGCGAGAATGGGAAGAAGTCCTTTACAGCCTGAGCGACCTTCTTCAACGTGCCAGGCAAGGCTTCCGCCTTATCCTTGATGCCATTGATGAGACCCTCAAGCAAGTGCTTGCCTGCGTCATACAACCACTTTGGCGCATCCGCGAAGAAGTCTGTAATGGCTGCCTTAGCCTCCTCGAACGCAAGCTTGATGATGGCCTTAAAGTCCTTGAACTTGTCCTTCACCCATTGCCAGTGCTCCCCCCAGTCCTTGAACCAGTGGATGATGTCGCGGATGATATCGATCAGCCAGATGACGACAAGGCCGATGCCGATGATCGCTCCGACGAACACTGTGATGATAGCAATGATCGGACCACCCAAAGCTACGAGTAGGAGGCCTGTGATGACTGCTGCGATGATGGCAAACCACTTGCCCAGGAACATCAGGCCGTGAATCACCATGTCGACTGTGTCCTTGTGCTCGTGGTAGAACTGTACGAGGTATGTGAACACAGGCTTGACGACGTGGTCGATGACCCAGCCAACCATCTTGAAGGCCTCTACCAAACCATCCTTGACGATGTTCGCCACCTGCTTGGCTGAGCCAATGAACTCGCTGTCGAACTTCTGCTGCAGCTCCTTAATGACTGGCGCGACCTTCTGCTCGATGACGTCAGCTAGTCTCTGAAGCGGAGGCAGGATGTACTTCTCGAACGCGTCCTTGACAGCCTTGCCGAATGGTACGATTACACCAGTCCAGAAGTGCTCAACAGTAGCGGCCGAGCGGGCAATGATGTCCCGGAAGGCCTTGCTTCTCTCGTATGCTACGACGAATATTCCGCCCAGAGCTATGAGGCCAAGGACGAGCCCTGCTACAGCACCTACGAGGATGAAGAAGCCTGTACCCGCAGTGACAACAGCCGCCGCAATACCTGCGAGGGCTCCAATCACGATGAGCATGACGCCGCCGACGATCGACAGCACCGACACCAACGCTATGCCAAGAACGATCCATTTCTGCGTGGCTGGACTCAGGTTGTTGAACGAGTCGGCGATCTTGTTCAGCCAATGCAGTAGGCCGACCAGGTACGGGTTGACAATCTGCCCGACAGTGATCTTGATGACGTCGAACTTGTTCTTGAGCAGCTGAGTCTGAGCCGCGACGGTATTACTCATCGTCGCGTAGGCTTGACCGAACTGCCCATTAGCATTCTGCATGTCGTGCAAGAAGCCAATGTAGTCGTTCAGCTCACCTGGCTTGAGGAGGACCTGGTCCAAGAACCGTCGAGCCTGAATCGTGCCGCCTGCACCCTTGAAGATATCAACCAACGCTCCGACTCGATCTGCGTTGGGAAGCTTGTTGAGGTAGTCCGAGAGACCCTTCAGGATCTGCTCGAGCGGCAACATGTTGCCCTTGACATCGCGAACCTTGATGCCGAGATTCTCCATGTTGTTGACGGACTTCGGATTCGAGATCGCGTCGAGCGCACGAGCGAATGACGTAGAAGCCATCGCGGCGCTCAGACCGTTACGAGTCAAGTATGCTAGACCAGCCGCAACCTCTTGGAAGTCCTGACCAGCGCGAGTCGCCGATGGGACGACACGACCGAACACAGATGCGAACTCGCCGTAGGTACCAACACCCTTACGCACCAGCTGGAACTGAATGTCGAGGATGTCGTTGACTTTCTCTATTGGCAAGTTGAAGGCGTTCAAGATCGGGATGGTGCCCCGAGTGGCGTCCTGCAGCGACACCTGACCAGCGACTGCTGTCTTCGCAAAGCCTTCAAGCAGGATAGTTGCCTGCTGCAAGTTAGCACTAGTCGACGAGAAGATGTCGTACAGAGCTGGCTGAACCTCTTCGAGGGGCACGGCGATCGTGCGTGCGACCTTCAAGCCTGTGTCGGAGATCTGCTTCAGGCTTGCATCGAAGCCATCAACCTGGGTCTTGGTCAGAGCAACCTGACGCGCATACTCATTCGCGGCATTGGCTGCCGAGAAGAGCATAGCAACACCTAGGCCTCCGGCCAACGCCAAGCCGGAGCCTACAGTGACAAGCGTTGCAGAGATTTGGTGTAGACCGTTGGCAAACCTAACGCTGGCCCTGTGGGTGCGTTCGAACTCAGACGCTTGCTGTCGCAACTGGCCAGTGAAGACCGACATCTCCTTGTTGGCCAGCTTATTAGCTCGCTCGAGGTCAGCTGCCTGTGCACGGAGAGCACGAGCATTCTGCATTACACCTTCGATGCGTGCAGCAGAAGCTCCAGTGCCCCGCATTGCTGCTGCCCTGTTCGCCTCCAGGGTAGCCTTGTTACGAAGTATGTTAATCTGTCGCGTAGCCGCAAGCGACTTCTCAGCTTGCTCCTGCTGGAGGATTGAGGCGCGCTGGCGAAGTTGCTGAGCCTGCGCAAGAGCGCCAGCGCGCCCCAGCTCACGACCGAACCCTCGAACAACACGAGACGCCTCGTCACGAGCCTTGAGGACGAGGTAAATGTTTCGGGTTGCGAGAGCCATGTCTGCTCCTAGCTTACCTTGTTCTTAGACCGTTCAAGCTCCGCCTTCCTCTGATCCGCTAGGAGGACCTGCTCGAGCAAGTATACGAAGTACGCATCTTGATCACGTAGTCCACCTGCTTGTGGAAGACACCCCGTAGCTAGACAAAGTCTGACTAGGCTGAGTACCTCTTGCACTTCCAGATCCATCGGCCGACTCATTACTATGGCTGTGTGGATCCGAAAGGTCAGAGGTGGAATTATTTTCCCTTAGCATCTACCCCTGGAGACTCTTTGGACTGCTTCTCGAAGTCGTTCATCTCGCCGATGAGCGTCGTGATCTCCTGGCCGACGCGCGGGTCGAGCTGACGGATGTGTTCGACGTTCTGGAAGTTGAGCTTGTTACCATGCTCGTCCTCCAGGTTGTGATCCATGACGCACTTCTGGATCTCGAGAATGTTCGCTGCCTCGGAGACCATGGCGATCTCCGCGTCGACGTTGCCGACGGCTTCGGTAGCAAACTTCATCTTCATCGCCTCGGAGTCCTTGGCCATCTTCTCGCCATAAGACATCCGACGGAGTTCGATCCAACCTTCCTCGGATGCCGGCGTTGTGTCCGTGGCATCCGCAGCAGGCAGCGTCGTGAGACTGCGACGCTCTGTGAGCTTTGAAACTGTTGCCCTTGGCATTTTCACCCTCCAGTATATACGAGTAACACGCGGTCCTGCCTTTAGCAGATCCCACAGGGCCGCAACATTCCATTTCCGGATCGAGGTGAGGATCGCCTGCGCCATGTCTGACGATCCTCACCTCTCCCCTTTACTCGTCCGAGGCGGGCGCCGAGTCGGACGAGCTCTCCTCCACCGCGGCCTCCCCAGGCTCCGTGTGAAGGGCTTCCTCGAGGGCCTCGGTGCCCGGGTCCTCGGCGGCTTCCACGTTCGCGGTCTCAGTAGCTTCTTCGGCCGCCATACTCTCTTCGTGCTCGCCCATACTAGCCTCCTTAGACTTGAGTTAGACGTTCCTGCTTGGCTTTGTACTGAGGTTGCACATTCCTTTTGTCTCTATGTAGTCTAACCGAGTTAGACGTTGTTTAGACGCTAACGCTAGCCCAAAGAACTAGGTGAGCTGCTCCTGCGTCTTGATCGTGATGTTGTACGAGTTCCCGGAACCGTCGATCGGGATCTGGTACGCGATGCTGGCTCTCACCAGATCACCCTCACCGCTCAGAGCGACCTCGTAGGTGTCCTTGATCGCAACTGCCGTGAGGAGTGTGATCAGGTTGTTGACGCCCTTCGACGCTGTGATGGTGATCGTCTGGGACGTCAATGCCTTGAAGCCATCGAAGTCGGAGCGGTTGACGAAGTCACGCTCACACGTGAGGCCCATCGCGCGCTCGCCGTAGCTAACGAACTGGGCACCACGGCCGGTGTTCTTCAGCCGGAACTGCGCAGTGGCGTTGTCGTTGCACGTCCACTCGAACGTGTCGACGTCGAACACCGCCGAAGCGGTTGGGATCTCGACGCTGTACTGACCCGCGCCGAACGGCACCGTCGTGGTGAACGCCGGAACGGGTGTGCTCTGGCTCGCTTCGTCCTGGCCGATGATCGACACGCTGAACATCAGCAGGCCGTCGGAGATCGAGAACTTGAACTGGCTCACGACGCACCCGACGTAACCGAACACGACACCAGTGTTCCGCTCGATCGTAATGCTCAGTGAACGCACCGGAAGACCGGCCGGTGTGGGTGTGAAGGTGTAGACGAAGTTCGGAGATGAACCCGTCTTGGCACACGAGGTACGAGACGCGAGGAGGAAGTACGGTACGACGTCCTCCAGCGCCTCCATCTCGATGTCGCCCTCGACGTGAGCGTTGCCCTGGACGGCGCCGATGATGTCAGCCGACTTGCGAATCGGACGACGCCAAACCGTCTCCTGCACGAACTTGAGCGACTCGTTGTTGAACGGGAAGAACTTCGTCGGAGCGACGTACGTACCAGAGACGCTCGCCGAGTTGATCAGCGGGAACGCACCTGCCGGAGCGCCGACAGCCGCATCGTTGAACGACGTGACGGCGCCAAGCGTAGTGAGCAGCAGCTCGGTACCCGTTGCACCGCCAGAAGCCGTCCGGTAGATCTTGTAGCCCGTCGCACCCGTCAGAGCGTTCCAGGTGAGTGCAGCTGTCAGGTTACCGGCAGAAGTCGTAACCGTGACCTCTGTGGTCGTGCCAACCACGATGGCTGTCTCACCGTTGGCGTTGATCGCCGTGATGTAGTACTTGTACGTACCAGCCGTGAGTGCACCACCAGCCGCGGGGTTGCCGACGAAGTTCTGGACTGGCCCGAGAACTTCAGCTGCGATGCCCATCTGACCGGAAGCACCAATATTCTGTGGCATTAGACCTCCCCGGCCTCAGTCGGAGCGTCGGCCGGTACGTCGGGTCCGAGCTCAGCTACGAAGTGCATGTTGTCGGGCCAGGCCATCTTCTGGGGCGGCTGACCCATTACCGCCTCGAACTGACGCATCTGCTCAGCCGTGAGCTCCTTGGTCTCACCAGCTGCGAACGTGCCGACGCCAGGTACCTGACAAGGCAGCTCGGCAGTGACCGTGTACTTGATCATTCTTCCTCCTCACGCAACTGGTAGAGAGGTCTTGTTCTTGCCCTGGAAAGTCAGACGCGCTGTTCTGTACAGGGTTTCCCTCTTGAACGTAAAGCCAGATTCATGGTTGATGACGAACCCATAAATCAGTCGCGGATTGCCTCCGCTGTCCTTGAGCTGCAGGTCCTGGTGCAACCAGTGCTCGATCTGATAGGCGAGATGGTCTACATCCTTTCGCGTCTGCTGAAGCTCCGCAACCGGGTTGTGGTAGACCAGGATGAAGTGTGTGAAGACGTTCTCCGTCATGTTGGGAACGCCAGCTAGGTTCCTTGGACGATCTCCCGACTCGACGCAAACCGACGGAGTGCGAGGAAGTCGCTCTTGGTCGCCATAGTATACGTCCGCAGCTGTAAAGGGCAGCGTGTACGCACCAGCCCCAATGCCGGCAACGATCTTATCAACCAATGCCTGGTTGATTACCGTCAAGTCTGCAGGGTATGGATACGTCACAGTTGGTTCCAGTCCCTTCCTACCTCGGAGACCCTACGTTCCATCCAGGCTATGAAAATCTCCTGGATCGCTTCGACGTCCTCCTCTTGGAACATGATGAAGGGACGTGCGGGAATTACGATCTGCGTCGCACGCCTCTGGTTGGTCGGGTGAAGCTTACCGGACTCAAGCTGCTTGAGTACCTTGTTGATGTTCGTCGGAGTGAGAGGCTTCCCGAGGCTGCTGACAAGGTTGCGCGCAACGTCTCTAAGGCTTCCATATCCATTCTGGTGGAGAGCACCATACCAGACGTGCTCGGGTAGACTCTGGATAGAGGCCGACGTGGGTGTGATCTTCCAGATGGAGAAAGATGTCGCAGCTTCCTCTAGCCTGCCGGAACGCCTCAGGATCGGGTGAGCATTACCACCACGGACCTTAACGGTGTACTCGTGAAGTGGTGCCCACCTATCCGGACGACCTTCTTCCTCGAAGTTCTTCCTGATCGACTCCTGCATGTACATGATGGCTTCGGTGATCGGCTCCGAGAAGTCCTGAAACTGCAAGCCGAGCCTGTCCACGTCCTTGGCGACGATGCCAATACTTGGCTGCAGCTGCCAACCGGCAAGTAGCACGCGTTGCAGCTGTAGGCCGCCGTAGATGGCGTACTTGACATCAGACGGTCGAAGAGGTCCAACCTGTGGCCCTGGACCTTGGCCACGCCCGAACGTCTGGCCAGGGATTGGAGTCATACTATTGCGGATGCCGTACTGGCCCCTGCCACGTGGTATGTTGGGTACGTCACCCCATGGGGTAGTCATGCCTCACCTCCCTGCTAGAAGATCATGCCCATCGAGAAGGCAGCAGGGCCAAGGGAGGGATCGTCAAACGTCGGATCCATAGCCGACGAAGCATCCGTGGGGTAGTACGCAGGAGTACCTGCAACGTCTGGCACGCCCGGGAGCTGAATCGTGCCGTCGATAAGCCCTTCCATGAGCATCTCGGCATTCTGCTTCAACCGGTCGGCGTAGTTGTTTCCCGCCTCGATGTCCTCGCTGTACTGACGATCGTACAGCCAGGCTACGTACATCTTGGCGATGATGACCTTGACAAGAGCTGGTGTGCTCGTGGTGTCTACCCAGGTCGAGGTTGGGAAGGCAGACAAGCGACCGAGAACTTCTGTCTCGATCTGGTCGCTCAGCTTTGTGTCGAGGGTGGAGATAGTCAGCTTCGTACCCTCAACCCATCCCTGGGCGTCAGTGACCGCGATGCGTGACATATCTCCACCCTCCTTCGACTACAGAGCCGCTCTCAGACGGCGGGGGCTGCCGGGTCCGTCGTGCCGGCGGAGGCGTCTGAGGCAGGCTCAGCCGGCTCTGCAGTCGGGCTCTCAGCCGGGGCTTCCGCCGGAGGAGCAGCAGCCGCAGCGGCCGCCTCAGCAGCCGCCTTGTCGGCCAGCGCCGCGTCGAGCTTGGCCTGGAGGTCCGCGATGATGGCGTCCTTCTCCACCATGGCCTGGTCGGCCTCGGTGTCGTACTCGGTCAGGACTCCCGCGTTCCAGAGCTCGATCATCTGTTCCTTGGTCAAGCCGGTAACTGCCTCACCCGGCTTGAACTCGACGTCCTCTTCTGGCGCACGACCAACCCGAATGAGGTTGACCGCACGATACTCCTTCGCCATCTCGTTCCCTCCAGGTCAGGCGATCGCGTTCTTGATCAGGTACGCAGCGATCGCCTTGCCGGCGTCCGCAGTACCCGCGTCGCCCTGGGCGACCAGCTTGATGTCGTAGTACCTACAGACTCGCACGAGGTCGCTCTTGCGAACCTCCTCGCGCCAGCGGTCGACGTACTGCACGGACCCGCCCGGGTTGCCGGACCAGCCGAACTCGTACGCGAAGGCCGGAATCTTCAGGCCGGCACGTGGAGGCACCCACGCGAACAGGGCGTCCTTGCCCCAGAGGTAACCGAGCGTGCTCGGCTGACCTTCGTTCGCGGTGTTGATGCCAACGCCCGGGATGAGGATCTTGTCGATGCCGAGGACGGCGCCGATCAGGTCCGCGCTGACGATGCCCCGCTCCGAGTACTTGATGCGCTCGATGAAGTCCGGGTGGTCCTCGAGCTTGGCCATCACCTGGTAGGGCAGAACGCCGACGTTCGGGTTCATGAAGATGCGGCTGTTGACCGTCACCTTCGCGGTCCGCATGTCGGAGATCGGGTCGGAGTTGATGTAGTCGTTCCACTGCTGCGTGCCGACGAGCGTGACCGTCGAGCCCGACGCGAAGTTGGCGGCCGTAGTCGCCAACGTCTGCATCGCCCTCTCACGACCGAGCATGACACGAGCCGTCACCAGCTCGGTGCCGTCGCGGTCTGGCGCGAGTGGGTTGTCGGCGTTCCAGCGCTCCTCGTCCGTGATCGGGATCTGGAGGCTGTGCTCGGAGGCGTAGTACGTGTCGGTCGACAGCGCGAGTCCGGGGATCTCGTTCGCTGCGGTTCCAGGCGCACGCAGGTCGTTGACGACCAGCCAGCCTTCACGACCGAAGATGTAGTACTTGTCCGTCTGCTTCTGGACGGGCACCAGCGGGAAAAGCTGGTCACCGATCAGACCGGCATTCGGCCACGCGACGGAGATCTGAGTGAGGATCTTGTCGACGTGAACGTTGACGCCACCTGAAGGGTTGTAAACTGCCATGCTGTGTCACTCCCTTCAGATCACAGGACCGGCATGCCGGGCGTGAGCAGGACGTCGATGAGGTCGCCGGCGGCCGGCGTGCCGATGGGAAGCGGGCCGACGACGATGCCGAGCGGGACGTTGGTGGCTACCGCCAGCTTGACGCCGCCCTTGTTGGTCGACGTGCCGGAAGCCGCCACCTTGGATCCGATCACGATCACGCCAGGCGTGTCGCTGACGCGCACCTTCGAGATGCCCAGCACACGAACATCGGCGTTCGCCTTGCCCGTCGCGACCTTGACCGCGTCGATGTTCTCCTGCACCACACCGACGCTCGGCGTGGTCGCCGTAGCGTTCAGGTCGATGATACCGGTCGAGCTGCTCTGAGCGACACAACGGTACGCGGTCACGCCGAGTGAGTCGGACGTGTTGTACGTGGACAAGACCGGGAAGGACTTGTCAAGTACGTAGTTAGCACCAGCCATTCTGGTTCACCTCCCCTTACTGCTTGACGATGTACGAGTGCTCGCGGTGGTTCTCGAACAGCTGCGGGTGCTGCTTCACAACCGTCTCGAGAGCGTCCGCGTAGGAGAGCTTCGCGTCCTTGTCCATGAGACCCGCGACGAGCTCGTTCAGCTTCGCCGTGGAGTCTCCGTTGTCGTCCTGCCGCCCGCGGTAGCCGCGCTCGGACAGATCGACGAGGCCCGTGCCGTCGACGACCTTGGCCAGGAAGTCCACGACCTTGGAGCTGACGTCGGCCGGAGCATTCAGCAGGATGGCCTGCAGCTGCTCGCGGGCCGCCGGAGCGATCGCGAACGTCTTGCCCTGCTGCAGCTCGCCCAGCTGACGGTTGACCTCGGAGAGGCGCGCGGCCGTCTTGAGCTCGGCGATCTTGGCGTCCTTCTCCTGCATCTCCGCGAACATCTTCG